TAATATTAGTTTAAATGCTTATGCATCAAATACTAGTTTAAGTGCTTATCAATCTAATTTAACAAATTCAACAATTTTATTTGGTATAGGTTCAAATTTAACATATGTTGACTATGGTAAATTATCGAATGTACCATCTGCTATATTAACATCAAATGCTGCGTCTAATATATTTTTAAAATTAATTGGAGGAACTTTAACAGGTAATTTAATTATAAATACAGCATCAGCACCAGGTATACAAATAGGTTCATTAGATACTAATACATTAGGTGCATCAACCGCAGGACAAATGTATTCAACATCGGCTGCAACAGGAGATATGATTTTAAGATCATCCAATAATTTAATATTACAATCTGGTGCTGGTTCATCTGCCATATATATAAATACTTTAAATAACATTGGTATAAATAATGCTTCTCCTGGTTATAAATTTGATGTTAATGGAAATGCAAGAGTTTATAATAATACAACAATTACTGATTTTTATATAGGAAATGGTAATGCTTCTTCTGCTTTAAATTTATGGGATATTGGAGGTGCTTCTTGGAGATTATTTACATCATCCTCAAATTTATATTTTAATAATGGAACGATTGGTGGTACTTTGAATACAAAAATGTATGTTGATTTTAATAGCTATTTATATGTTGGTACTAATTTAAGAATAGGTGGAAATGATGGTGCAAATACTATTTATGCTACATCAACAAATAATATAGGTATTACTTTAAATTATGCCACAAATTCTGGCGGAACAATAAATCTTGGTTTTAATGGTGGAAATGGAAATATTTTATCAATTACAAATACAGCAGCAACTGTTTCTCAAAATTTAATAGTAAATAGTAATATTGGCATTAAAACAAATAATCCATTATCGACATTGCATATAAATGCAGGGGCAATATTAAAAGTTATATCTTTATATGATTTGGGAAATAATTATCAATATACAGGTTTTGGAGCTACATCTGGATTAATTCATAATATTCCATCAACAACTGATGCATTTCAGTTTAGAGTAGGAACATCATCAACAACCGCAAATGAAGTTATGCGAATTACTGGTGTAGGAAATGTTTGTGTTGGAACAACAACAGCACAATCTACTGCGACATTATTAACAGTTTCAGGCAGTTCTACAGGTTCAGGTCAACCAATAGTGCAAATTAGTCAAAATGCAACATGGAATGGTGCTACTAAAAATTTCGCATTTCAAGTTTCTGGATATACAAATTTAGGAGGATTAAGATTTAATGGCATTGATGCTACAAATACAATATTACAAGATAATGCAAATACTGATCTTGGAATAGCAACAATTAGTGGAAATATAATTTTAAATACAAATGGTGCTACTAAATTTATCAAATTTTTTACAAATGGAGCTAATGAACGTATGATAATTGATAGTAATGGAAATGTAGGCATTGGTATATCCAATCCATCAACAACTTTGCAAGTAAATGGAATATTAAATGCTACAACAATTCAAGAAAGTAGTATTAATCTTTCATCAAAATATCAATCAATTTTAGCTATTAATAGTAATATTAATATTAGTAATATTAATTGTAGTAATATTTATAATTCGAATTTAACAACTACGAGTAATTTAATTGTAACAACAACAGCGTCTGCCAATTCATTTATTGAAAATGGAACATCATTAGCATCAAAATATTTAAATTCAAATATATTGCCGAATTTAAATAAAAAAAGTGGATTTACTATTAATTGTAGTAATGCTGTAACATTAAGTGGAACAAATTATTATAAATATGATATTAATTTATCATTATATACTCAAACATTAAAATTAGATGGATTAACTGCTAATTTACCATATAGAACATTTTCAATTAAATGTCTTCCATTATCTGGTGTTTTTACTTCAAATAATAATAGACAAATATTACAATATGATATTTATATGTCATCAAATATTTCAGCAGGAACTAGTAATATATGTGCTGTTGGTGTTCCTGAAAATATAAGTTTAAATCAAATACCATTATCATCATCTGTATTTTTATTAACAACAACTCTTTTTAATTATATATCAATTATATCAACTACATCTCAGAATTTCAATTGTATAATTGAAGATTATTTAAATTAAATATAAAGATTATAATGATAATAATATAAGATGAATGATTATGTTATTTTGATATTATTAAAAAAAATATTTAAAATCGATGATGTAATTGATAAGATTTATTTTTATTATATTATTGATAAATATTTTGCAAAAAAATTAAATTATAATAGTGTTAAAATTTTTAAAGAAAATTATTTAAAAAATGATTTTGTGGAATTAAGTTCAAAAATAATTAATCATCATTATTTAAATATATTTTTTATAAAAAAAATGCTAATTACAGACGATATAATCAATGTTTTTTTAAATAATATGCCAATTTTAATTAAATATATGCCATATAAATATCAAAATGATAAAAAAATCATGTTGTTATTATGTAAAAAAGATAAAACTGTTATTAGATATGCTTCAAAAGAATTGAGATCAAATTATGATTTTATAAATGAATTAATTGATATTTATCCGCCTGTTATATATTATGCTAGTAATAAATTAAAAGATAATTATGAATTAGCTAAAAAATGTGTTTCAAATGATGGTGATACAATTGAATATTTATCAACAAGATTACGCAATCATAATGAAATTATATCAATTGCTAATAAAAATAAATTACAATATTTTTCATGATCTTTTTAATCAAGATCGTCAATATCGGATTTTGCATTTTCTGCTGTTGTAAATGGTGGAGGACCAGTTCCCATTTCCATTCCTCCCATTGGTGGAACAGCACCATAAAGTTTAGTAATTAGTGGTTTAATCTTTTCTTCATATTCTTTTTGTTTATTTTTATAATCTTCAATTTCTAATTTAGGATTATCTTCAAACCATTTAAGTCCTTCTTCTACAATAGGATCAATCTGAGCTTTAATTTCATCAAAGTTTTCAGGAGCACCATCTGATTTAGTTGAAAGACTATTTTTAGTATTATATAAATAGTTTTCAAGTTCATTCTTTGCTTCAATTAGTTGTTTATTTTTCTCATCATCTTCTTTATATTTTTCAGCAGCTTTAACCATTTCTTCAATTTGTTCTTTTGAAAGTCTTCCTTTATCGTTAGTAATTTTAATATTATTTGTTTTACCTGTACTTTCTTCTTTTGCTGTTACTTCAAGAATACCATTAACATCAATTGATAAATCAATAACAATTTTAGGTTGTCCTCTTGGCATTGGTGGAATACCAGTTAAATTAAATGAACCAAGAAGATTATTATCCTTAACAAATGCTCTTTCTCCTTCATAAATCTTAATATCTACACCAGGTTGATTATCAGCATATGTTGAAAATGTTTGTGATTTCTTTGTAGGAATAGTAGTATTTCTTTCAATAATTTTTGTCATTACACCACCACTTGTCTCAATTCCAAGTGAAAGAGGTGCAACATCAAGAAGAAGTAGATCATTGGTCTTTGAACTACCTTGTCCTGTTAGAATAGCACATTGAATGGCTGCGCCAATAGCAACGGCTTCATCTGGATTTAGTGATTTATTTAGTTGTTTTCCATTAAAATAATTACTTAGTAATTCTTGAATTTTTGGAATTCTAGTTGTACCACCTACAAGAACAATCTCATCTACATCTCCCTTAGAAATCTTAGCATCTTGAATAACTTTATTTAGTGGTTCCATTGATTTATTGAAGAAACTTTCAGCAAGTTGTTCGAATTTAGCACGACTTAATGAAAGAGTATAATCGATACCATCAAATAATGAATCAATTTCAATTGGTACTGTTGCTGCTGTGGATAGATTTTTCTTAGCTTTTTCAGCAGCAATATTAAGACGTTTTAGTGCTTTTGAATTTTCTTTAATATTTTTATTATATCTTTTCTTAATATCAGCGCAAAGGAAATCTACAATAAGATTATCAAGATCAGAACCTCCTAGATGTGTATCGCCCGCAGTTGCTTTTACTTCAAAAATACCACCATCAATAGACAAAATTGAAAGATCATGAGTACCACCACCTTCATCAAAAATTAGAATAGTTTTTTCTTTTCCACCATCATCAATTTTATCAAGACCATATGCAATTGCAGCGGCAGTTGGTTCATTAATAATTCTAAGACATTCCATACCACTAATAATACAAGCATCTTTTGTAGCTTGTCTTTGACTATCATTAAAATAAGCAGGAACAGTTACAACAGCTTTTTTAACAGGATGTCCTAAATAAGCTTCAGCAGTTTCTTTTAGACGAGTAAGAACCATCGCAGAAATTTCTTCTGGATATAGTTTTTTCTTTTCATTTTTATATTCAACATCAATTACTGGTTTATTATTTTCATCACCATGAATATCAAAAGTCCATAGTTTCTTGTCTTTTTGAACGTATTCATCATCATATTTACGTCCAATTAGACGTTTAATATCATATAAAGTAGATTTTGGATACATCGTAGAAACATTTTTTGATGCATCTCCAACGAGTTTTTCTTCATCGGTAAATGTTACATATGATGGAATAATTCTTGATCCAGTTTGATAATCAGGAATAACTTCAACTCTATCTCCAATCCAAACAGCTACACAACTAGTTGTTGTACCAAGATCAATACCAATACCTACAGTATCTTCTTTTGACATAATGATATTCGAGTTTTTTATAATGATAATATTATCTTAAATCTTTAAATCTTTTTCATAATTTTTAATAAATTTTTTAATAATTTTATATTTTTTTTTAGCTATTTTGTTGCCATATTTTGTTTTTATAAATTTTAATATAATTTTTGTTCGATTTTTAATATTAATAATAATATCATTTGTTTTGCTATTATTTTTATGAATACCGTACATAAAATATCTAGTAATACCAATAGAACCCAATGAATCAATTCTATCTGCATCTTGTACGCATTTCAAATTAATATTATTTTTATCTATTTTATTTATATTTGATACTTCTTTCGATAATGAAGTATTACATGATATATATATAATTTCATCAATAATATCAGGTGTTAATTTATCTTTTAAAAATGATTTAATTAATATTTCTTGCTCGTTTTCTATTTTTGAATATTTAGAATCAGCTACATCATGCATTAAAGCACCCATAATTATCTTAAATATTTCATTATCATCTATTTTTTCTTTTTTTGCTATCTTAATTGCCATATTTTTAACTCTTAAAACATGTTCGAAGTCATGCGAACAATCATAATCTTTCATCTGTTCTTTAACCCATATTTCTGTTTCTTTGATTAAATATAAATAATTATTATTTATTTCCATTTATTAATTATTTTATTAATAAAATAAAAAAAATCATTTATTTATTTTAATATATATGGTTTTCCTAAATTAACAATTTCATTATCAGCTGGTTTAGTAATATTTTTTGAAAATAAGCTGTGTTTTAATAAACGATCAAACCATATATATTTTTCAGTATCTTTTTTCATAACTATTCTAATAAGATCATCTGCTAAATCTATAATTTCTTTTCTATATACAAAATCGGTTAATTTAACAAAACCTTCTTCATATCTTAATACTCCATTCACTAATTCGGTTTTTTCATTTTTAAAAGCATGTAAAATTCTAAAATAATCAAAACTGCAATTTTCAACAGTTAATGGCTTACATATACCATAATCCCATATTATCCATAAATAACCCATGTTTTCTATGTATATATCTACGTCAAATATTCTATAATGTATATAACCACCAGGTTTAATTTTATGATATAGGAAATTACCCCAATGAGCGTCATTATGATATTTCTTTACATGTAAATGAAAAGATAAAATTGAGATTAATAATTGTTGCATAGTATTTTTAAGTAATTCAGTATTAAAATGAAAACTAGCATCCCCTAATAATATTGATTTTAAATCTCCATTTGCTAATTCTGTTAATGTAATAACATATTTTCCAGTTTTTGTTAAATCAGGATAATCTTTTCGTACTAAGGGAGCCTTATTACATTCAAATATTTTATATAATATTGGAAAATGAGGATTAACGTTTTTTAATGCTAAATTAGATAATATTTTTAATATTTGTATTTCTTTTTGATTACCAACATTATTTGACATTATTTTAATTCCAAATTTAAATATTTTTTTATAATCAATATTTATTTTTGATAAATATACTATACCATATCTACTTTTAGTTCCTATTTGTTTTGATAATAATATTTCTTTATTATCACCTAATGTATATTGTTTATTTCCATTAGTTTGATTGTAGAAATTTAAACATTGTTTTTCACTGATTTTATCTAAAATTTTAAATAATACATTATAATAATCGATACGTGTTTGAAGATTAGCAGAAACACGATTAACAAAAGGTGAAATAAATTGTTTAAATTTATTTACAATTTTACGAGCTTGTATATTTTGTTTAATTTTTTCTAATTTATTTTTAGTAGATTCTGATAAAGATGATTTATTAACAGGTTTTTTAATTGGTTTATTTGTTGATTTTTCAACGACTTTTTTTGCAACAGGTTTTTCAACAACTTTTTTTGCAACAGGTTTTTCAACTGGTTTTGCAACAGGTTTTTCAACAACTTTTTTTGCAACAGGTTTTTCAACAACTTTTTTTGCAACAGGTTTTTCAACAGGTTTTTCAACAGGTTTTTCAACAACTTTTTTTGCAACAGGTTTTTCAACAACTTTTTTTGCAACAGGTTTTTCAACAGGTTTTTCAACAACTTTTTTTGCAACAGGTTTTTCAACAACTTTTTTTGCAACAGGTTTTTCAACGACTTTTTTTGCAACAGGTTTTTCAACAACTTTTTTTGCAACAGGTTTTTCAACAACTTTTTTTGCAACAACTTTTTTTGCAACAGGTTTTTCAACTGGTTTACTTGATGATTTACTTACTTGTCCTGTTCTTATTTTATAATTTTTACATGCTTGTAATTTAGCTTCTTCTTTTTTATCTGCATATTTACAATTAATTCTTTTAATTTTATTTCTACCACATTCAGCAATAGTTTCAATATATGCGTTTGGCAATATACATTTATTGAATCTTTTAGAAAAAACGCACTTAGGTTCTTTACAACTCATTTTTATAATCTATATGAATTATATAAAAAAATAAATCAAATTAATAATTTAATATATATGGATTTTCTAAATTTATAATTTCACTATTTTCTGGTTTTACTAAATTATTTTTAAATAATTTATTTTTTAGTAAATAATTCTTCCATAATTCTCTATCGTCAATATTTTTTAATAATACTTCTTTTATAAAATATGTTATCTTTTTTATGTCATCTGAATAAATATATGTAATTATTTTATGTGTTAATTCTGAGTTTTCAAATACACTTAATATATTATAATAATCATTAAAATTATTTGTCATATTTATTTTTTCTATTTGATAATCCCAAATTACCCATAAATAACCTATGTTTTCAATATAAATATCTATGTCATATATCTTATAATGTATATATCCGCCTGGTTTTATTTTATGATATAAGAAATTACCCCAATGAGCGTCTGTATGTATAGCTTTTATATATATATGAAAAGATAATAAAGAAAGTAATATTTGTTGCATAGTATTTTTAACAATTTTATCATTTAGTAAGTCATCATTTTTTGTAAGAAATGATGATAAATCTCCATTTGCTAATTCTGTTAATATTATTAAATATTTATCTTTTTGAATTAATTTTGGATATTCACTAGTTGATTTTGGGTTATCACATAGAAAATGTTTATATAAAATTGGAAAATGTGGATTTTTATTACTTATTACTATTTTTGATAAAGTATTTAATAATATTAATTCTTGATAATTTTTTTCTGTATTTTTCATTATTTTTATTGCAAATTTATATAATTTTTTATTTTTTATATTAATATTTCCAATATATATTATACCTTCTTTACTTTCTGAACCTATTTTTTTTGATAATAATATTTCCGCATTATCACCAATTGTATATTGTTTTTCTTCTTTTATTTCATTAAAAAATGTTATACATTGTTTTGTTGTAATTGCTTTAAAAATAGTCAATAATGCAATATAATAATTAATACGCGTTTGGATATTTGCTGAAATACGATTTGTATAAATTGTAATAAATTTTTTAAAAGTATTTGTTATAATACTTGCATTAAAATTTTCTTTTATTTTTTGCAATTTAGACGATTCCATAATTATATAATCTATTTAAAATAAATAAAATAAATAATCATTTTATTTTAATATATATGGCTTACCATAATTAATAATTTCTGATTTTGGTGGTATAAAAATAGTATTTTTTGTAAATAATCTTGACTTTAATAAATTATCCCACAATACTTTATCATCATATACTTTTTTATAAATGTTAAAATGTATACTTTCTTGTAATAAACTAATTATATAATTTACAATTACCTCAATTTGATTAGAATAAACTAATAATTTTTTATCAACCCATCCTCCTTTATAATTTGCTTCATTTTTAAACGCATGTAATATTTTATAATAATCATAATAATTATTTTTATTTGTAATATTATCTGTCATATAATCCCATATTATCCACAAATAACCCATATTTTCTATGTATATATCTACATCAAATATTCTATAATGTATATAACCACCCGGTTTTATTTTATGATATAAGAAATTACCCCAATGCGCGTCTGTATGTATTTTTTTCATATGTAAATGGAAAGATAAAACAGAAATTAATATTTGTTGCATAGTATTTTTAATTAATTCATCATTTCTCTTATATTCTTCATTTTTTTCAATAAATGTTTTTAAATCTCCATTTGCTAATTCTGTTAATACCATAACATATTTTCCAGTTTTTGTTAAATCAGGATAATCTTTTGCTACTATTGGAGCCTTATTACATTCAAATGTTTTATATAATATTGGAAAATGAGGATTAATATTTTTTAATGTTAAATTAGATAATACTTTTAATATTGATATTTCATCTTGATTTCCAATAGTATTTCTCATTATTTTTAATCCAAATTTAAAAAATTTTTTATATTCCATATTTATTTTTGATAAATATACTAAACCATAAGCACTTGGAGATCCTATTTGTTTTGATAATAATATTTCCATATTATCACCTAATGTATATTGTTTATTTCCATTAGTCTCATTATAAAAGTTTAAACATTGTTCTTGTGTGATTTTATCTAAAATTTTAAATAATTCATTGTAATAATTAATACGAGTTTGAAGATTAGCTGAAACACGATTAATAAAAGGAGTAATAAATTGTTTAAATTTATTAGTAATTTTACGAGCTTGTATATTTTGTTTAATTTTGTTTAATTTATTTTTAGCAGAAGATGATAATGAGAATGATGTATTTGCGGTTGTATATATATTATGAGATGATTTACTACTTGATTTAGTTGTTGATTTTTTTATGTGTTCTGTTCTTATTTTATAATTTTTACATGCTTGTAATTTAGCTTCTTCCTTTCTGTCAGCATATTTACAATCTATTTTTTTTATTTTATTTCTAGTACATTCAGAAATAGTTTCAATATATGCATTAGGTAATATACATTTATTGAATCTATTAGAAAAAACGCATTTGGGTTCTTTACAACTCATTTTCTTACTTGAAATAAATATAAAAATAAATTTGTTTTAAAAAAAAAGAAAATCTATAAAAAATGATTAATTTTAAAATAAAAATAGTTATTGTTTTCAGCTGTTGATACAATCACCGTTTCTATGCCTCCTGTGTCTTCACCTTCTCCTCGTACTGCGAGAGAAATTTATACTCAAATGTTGAAGAGGATGAAGAAAAACAAGAAGGAACGAAAGAGCACATCTCCTCATCCAAAAGCGCATATCCATTACAACGACAATAATGGTCTTGGTGGTTCGCACTATTTGGAACATTAGAGTGTTTTAAATTTATATATAGCCAGTAAATATTTTTGGCTATTATAATATAAAAGACAATGATAGAAATTTTTTCTTATTGGATATTTGTATGGTTTTTATTGTTTTATTTAAAATTAACATTATATAACCCTTTATTTATATTAATAATAGCATATATACTTACATTATTCGAATTAATTTATTTATTTTATTATAAAATAAATCGTTATAATTTAATTAAGTTTTTTATTATAAATGTTATCATAAAATTTATTCCAATTTTATTAATTTTTAAGTATCCAACTGAAATTCATAAAAAAGATTTTCTTTTTGGATTATATTTATTTTTTATTTATTTGTTTGTAATGAGCTTTTTAAATAAAAATCCATATATATTTTATAAAAAAATGTTAAATACATATATATATAATGACAATGAATATAAATCTCAATTAAGTATTTTATATGATAAAATAATTAATTATAGCTATAATATAGAAACAAAATGAATATTGACACAAAAATATTTGATGAAATGAGTGATAATGATTTTTTTTCAAATAAATTAACACATATATATTTTAATAAAAAGGTTGATGATAATTCAGTATCAGAATTAATAGATTCAATTCATATAGCTAATAGACCAGTTTATACAGAAAATGGTGCAATGTTAAAACCAAAACCTATTTTAATTCATATATCATCACGTGGTGGTTCTATAAATGCTGGAATGCGTTTATTAAGTGTATATGCATTAAGTAAAGTTCCTATTGCAACAATTGTTGATAATTATTCATGTTCTGCTGCAACATTTTTATCAATTTCAAGTCATTATCGTTTAATTACAAAATATGGATATTGTTTAATTCACGAATATTCAATTCGAGGACAAATTAACAGTAGACAACATCAACTTTCAAATTATGTAAATTTAGTAGATACTTATTTTGATAAAATAATAGATATGTATTTAGAACAAACTAAATTTAAAAAAGCCGAATTAAAAGAATTAATGCAACATGATTTATTATTGGATGCTGATTTTTGTTTAAAAAAAGGTGTTGTTGATAGAATAATAGATATTAAACGTGAAAAAACAAAAAATATATTAAATGAAAATATATATAATATTATACAAAATTATAATTACAATAATATAACTATATCTTGTAAAGATTCTATTTTAAAATTAGATAAAATATTATTTGAAAGAGATTTATCTCCTGTCATAATATATCCTAAACAATATGGATGTAATTCAGAATATGATAAAGATGACACTGAAAATAGTGTTTTAAACCATAATATATTTGAAATACTTAATATAATACCACGTATTCAAAATATAGATGCGCCTACTTATGCTATTATTGAAGGACCTATAACAATCGATGAACTATTACCATTACTTTATTGCGATCATATAATATTATTCGATCATGCATATATTGTCAGTAATATTATATATATAAGTAATAAAATTGGGTTTTTATTAACTGATAATATTAAAAATACTGATCTTATTTTTAATGTTATTAAGAAAATATTAAAAGAAAAAACAAAAATGACAAATATCCAAATTGAAAATATAAAAAATAAATTTACTTTAATTGATTCGATAGAAGCAAAAAAATTAGGATTATGCACTAATATTATTAAATATCATCGTCAAAATCAAAAAGTGAACTCACATTTGATTCAGAGTCGTCATTCAAAGAGCTTAAAGAGCTCACGGAACTCATTACGCTAATATTATCAGTTTCAATCAATTTATAAGTAGTAGGAGTCATTATATTTGTAAATTGTTTATAAATATCAAAAATATCTATTTCATATTTATTCAAAATATCATCTCTAAATGAAATCATCAACATCATATTATAGCAGTTGTCAATTGTTTTTTTTATATTTATAATTTTATTTTTAAATTTATCTGGATAAAAAATATATCCAATTAAATAAACGTTTAAAATAATATTATTATAACAATAATAATATATATTTGTATAAGAAGCATTTTTATTCATTTTATACATTAATAAAATTTATTTTTTATATAAAAAAAATGAATTTTATTTTATAAATTTAAAATAAAATGCTCGAATACGAAGAAATCCATCAATTTATTAAAAGAAATTCTAAAGTAAACTCATTAAATGTTAATTATACACCTGATACAAATGAATATATTTATGTGGTAAATGTAAATGGATTAACACATACTTTCAAATTAATTCTTGATTTAACAGATAATAGTATTATGTTAGAACATAAATCAAAAGTAATTAGATATTCAAATGATATTCAATTAGAATTATTTGAAATTTTTAATTACAAAAATATTGAATATATTGATTGTTATATATTTAATAAAAGAATAACAAGTGATTTTGATATTATTGATATGTATGATGATTATTATGACAATGATAATGACGAATTAATATGCAACAGAACAATTATTAAAGATGAAAAACCTATTAAACTTAAATTTGTATGTCATGATAATGAAATGACAATGGAATATAATATGCAAAAAATTATAGGATTTGAAGAAATTATTGAAAAATTAGATCTTATTTTATAATAATAATAAAGCTAAATCTGATTTTTGGATTTCATCCTTATGTTTATTTAGAATATCAGTAATATAATTATATGCTTCATTAATTTGTTCGAATGAAATTCCACCAGTAATTAGTACACTTCCACTTTCAAATATAGCAATTGTTATTTTTTTACAATTATTTTCGCCATGCCCTGTTCCTTTCCCAAAACAATGTTTAGAACATACGCAAATACCATCATGTTTTGTTTTATTTGAATTCCAGAAATATTCTAATTTAACACCATGATATCTGCCTGGTTCAAAACTGCATTTATTATTATATGTTTCGCTAATAAGAATTTTATGTAAAATTTTACGTCGAATTAGAAATTTAGTTTCTAATGTTTCATTCATATATGATTTAAAATCTGTATTAATCATTCTTATGACAAATTTATTAAAACCGATAATATCAATATTATCATTTACAATAATATTAGGTTCAATAGAATGAATTCTTTTAATTTCTGTAATGATTAATTCAATAATATTTTTTACAATTAATTCATCTTTAATGCCTGTAATTTGTATATTGCCATTCTTAAAAATTTTTAAATTAGGATAATAACTATCTTCATGTTTATATATCGTTGTAACTTGATTATCAAATAAATTTTTCTTAACTGTATTTTTCTTAGTAGCTCGTTTCTTTTTTGGATAAATTCCCTTAGAATTGACTTTATCTGTAATTTTTGGATAATATATCCAAATAAATTTATCATTAATTGTAAAATTTTCATATAAAACATCTAAATTAAGATATAATCCCAAATCTGCATTGCATGTTATAGTGCTAACTTTATAAGGTGTAAAATAAATATTGTCGCTCATATTAACAAATATATAAACAATTCATAATTCTTAAATCATTTTTTTATTTCAATTTTTTGAAAGAAATAAAAAGAAAAAAATGATTATTTGATTAATGTATATAATTATGGAACAAGTTATTACTAACATTTTAGAATCATTTGATAGTGTTGAAATTATTGAAGATTTGCAAGAAAATGATTATGATCCTTATGGAAATAAAAGAATTTTTAAGTATTGGTTCATGAATTCAAAGATATATACTATGGAAATATTTGATAAGGAAGGATTTAATAAAATGAGATTTCGAGGAGCTCTCTTTCTTCTTCCCAATGGTTCAAAACAATTTACACATAATCGTACATTAACAATTCGAACATTATTCGAAATATTAACGAAAAAATAATTTTTAATTTTTTTTCCTTTTTTCACTCATTTTTGATAAATATGATGTATTTAAAATTTCAGTAGTACTTGTAATTGAAATCATAGGTGGTATATTTAAAATATATGTTTTATCTGTTTTTAAGTGTGCTTCTCTAAATTCTTCAATAGCAAGATTACCACCAAACATTTTTAATAGATATCTAGAAGGCGCTGGTCTAATAATACTATCAAATCCATATCTTTTTGCCAACATTTGGATCCAACTATTTATTTCCCATACTTTATCACTACTACCATGTGTAGAAAAATTATAAGCATTAGCACATTGCAAAGAACAAAATGAACCATATATATAATAATTATCATTAATTGAATCATAATTATATGGCATTCCATAAACAGTATCATTTATAGTATGACAACACCAAAAACAATGCGAAGTATTGTTTACATTGCTAAATGTATTTTGATAATCATGTGAGACATCATATGATATATTTTCAGCATCATTCATAAAAAACGAATTTGTTTCATATGGAACTGGATTTGTAATTTTGATTTCAGTATCATTATTATTAATAATAGAATTTATTTTTGATTGAGGTATTGGTAATTGAATAATTATATCATCATTTTCATCTACTGTATCTGTCGTTTTTATCATTGTATCAATAATATTTTTTTTATTGGTTTTTTTAACGCTCGTCGTATCCTGTACGTTTTTTTTTCGAGGCATATTACTTATAATTGTAATTTATTCTTATATAAAAAAAATTTTTAAGTAGTCTAAGAACTTTACAAAATCATTTTTAAGTTTATAATCTAATGTTTCTATTTTTTTTACTTTTGTTTTATCAGTAGAACAACTCATAGACATATTATTAACATCTATTTGTAAATCTTTAATAACAGAAATTAGATAATAAATAAAAATTATCATTATAACAAATGCTACTAATAATATTAAATCCATATTTCTTTTCTAATAATATATAATAATTTAAAGAGAAAATTTAAGTCCTACTTCACCACCAATAATTGATATAATATTATATCTTACTGTATATAAATCAATTTTATAATTAATAGTATTTGTATAAAGTGGTTTCTTATTTGCAATTAAAAGATTATCAATATTACTATTATCTAAATTATTAACTGTAAAATATAATGTTGAACCAATTAAACTCGAATTATAACTACCTGTTGGAAACCATTTTTCAGGATGTATACTAAATGAATAGTTATATATTCCTTGTCTTGGAATACAAGAATGGTTTTCATATGGTTGAATATTATTGTAAAAATATGAACCTTTCTCTTCTACTCTTAAATAATTATTTCCTACTGTTTTCCAATTAATTTTGGCAGATTCCATTATACTATTTTCATTATTTTTTGGAATGCTATTTGTATAATTTAAAATATCATTAAATTTGTCAAGAGCATCACTTCTTTTTAAAGTCCATATTAATTCTTTAATTGGAAATTTTGACAATATATCAATTGAACGAATTGAACCATCTCCGCCAACCTGTAAATCATTTGAAATTACATCCATTGTTTCAAATAATATTTGTCTTGTTGCTGATTTTCTCATTTCAATTCTTTCATCATTATCTAATAATATATATGTAGCTTCTAAATGTGGATTAATGTTTTCATTAATAATAAAATTTTTTATTGATATTTTAGTATTATGTAGAAGATTGTAATAATTTGGACTAACATACATATTTAAAATATTACTATAAACGACATATAAGTTTTCAATATTTTGTAAATTTAATCTAAAAGTTATTATAATTGCTGATGATAAATTCAATATTGGAATAGCTAATGATGGATTTTTTGAAAACCAAAATGGTAATGGAACAGATATTAGCCTACTTTTAATAGATGGTATATTATTATTAATATCACCAGATGGATAATCAAAAGTACTATAAATATTATTATTAATTCTAAAAATATTTTTTCCAGTTGATGGATTTATCATTTCTTTTATATTTCCTGTAATTTGATTATAACTATCTTTTACGGGCATCGACAATTCATTCCATACAACTAACCATTCGCCTGTTATATAGTCAATTTGTTTATCATCAAAAAAGATAGTTGCATTTTTAATTATTAAACTACCAACATTTTCTACCCATTTAAATTTTAAATTATCATCAGAATATATATCTGGTAATTTATATACAAGATATAATTTTGAAAGTAAATCTACATTTTCTTTAATAATTTTACATGTATATGTTGTATTATGCATTGTACTAATCGAACAATTAATATTATCAAAATTTAAAGACATATTATCAATTGAAAAATTTGTATGTCTTTTATATACAAATTTATAAAAACTAATTTGAGGATTATTAAAAATATAATCATCAAATTGTCCTCTTAAAGCAAGCTGTGCTATTCCACCAGTCATATTTATTATTTTATAATAAATAAAAAAATACTACTTATATCATTTTAGGTACATCATCACCAAAATTAAATCCTTTTTGATAAATATAATCTTTTTCAATTGGAAGTATAGCAGGGTATTTATTAAAACCTCTTCTATATAAAGTACCAATTTCATAATCACTTAAACAATAATTGAAATATGACAAATCGGCAACTTGTAATGGTGATACTAATGTTATTTTATCATCTTTTGTTATCATTTTAGGTTTTAATACACTTCCAGAATTTGCTAAATTTTGAGTATATGGATTTATATATAATTTACTTAAATTACTTTTCATTACACGAGATGAAAAGCCATTTATAATATCATTTTCAATAACTGATGTATTTGCTAAACGATCAGAAATTAAATCACCATTTAAATATATTCTACAATTAGTACTAGTTTGAGTTATAGAATCTCTACCTTTTTGATTTTCTTGAAATACAATAGTAATCATATTATAGACTTTGCCATATTCATTATATTTTATATCTTTAATACCGAATTTATTTTTGTTTCGTTGTTTAATTATTGAATCAAATTGATTATCATCGATATTAGATAAATTACACTGCATTTTGAAAGAACTATTATTATATGATTCTGGAAAATTAATATTATTATATTCTACTATTATTTCTTTGCAATCATTTCTTATTTTAATCAATGGATTTTTAACTAAAATACGTTTATCTAAATTATCTATAATTCTATCATTACATTCAAGATCATAATTTTTAAAAGGTAATGTATTTTTTTCACCTTTATAAAATAAAATTAAATAACATGAATCTTTAATTGAATTTTGTTTTGTAGAATTAAAATTATCTATTTCATAATTATTAAATTCTGGATTACTTAATCGCCCATTCTCATTTTTATTAAAACATAACCAAAAATTATATGAATATTCAGCGCCTCCATTTTGATTTATAGAAGGGTTTATATCAATATATCTAGGTGCTAATTTATTATATGTTTCTAAAACAATTTCTTCTGTTGTAGAATAATCTAATATGCCTTTATAAACACTAGTTTCTTTTCTTGCAGAATTAGTAAAACGAATAGAACGAATATATTCGTTGTTATATATTGAATAACTTATAAAAGCCATAATTAATATTAAAAAAACAGATAAAATTATTTGTATTAATGTATTTATCATACTAATTATTTCTAATTATAATATATATTATAATTATTTTTTTTTGTATATAGGATTGCGGATACCATACATTCCTAATCCTAATTGGGCTAAAAATCCACTCATTGGACCATTATTATAATCATTATAGATATCTTGTTGATTAATATCATGATTATATGTTGTTACCTTTGCAACTAATCCAGAAAATCCTGCTACTGTTCCTGTTAAATTATCTGAACCACCAATATATACATTACCTGATGTATTAAGGTCTATATTTACTCTACTTGAAACATTAGCATTATTATTAACAAAACCAGAACTACTAACTATTTCTCCATCTATATATGTATATATTGTTGGACCTAATTTATCAGAATTACAAACAATTCCAACATGGACCCAGCGTTGTAAAGGAATATAATCTATTTTAACACCCTTACCTTTATAAAATATATCATTATTTGCTTGTGTATTTGGCATAGTATTAGTATCGTTATTTGTGCTATTTAGATCATTAAATCTAATAAACATAGAATTATTGTATTGATCTAAATATATACATGGAGAACAACTAATAGCTGGTTGGAATTTGGATATAGTAGCATCACTTGAAAATGACAATACATGTTTAAATTGTCCTTTATATTTATTCATGTCATTTATATAAATCCAAAAAGTAAAACTACGACGATAACCATTAGCAGTTTTATCAATTGTTGCATCAACTCTTGTTAATTTAGTTCCGATAATTGGTATTTTTGTATCGGGAATTACAGTTTTAAATTTTGAAAATAACATATAGCCAATATATACATATAATAAATAAGCTACAATTACACAAACTATTATAACAATTAATAGACCAATATATAAATTACTATTGGAAGACATACTAGTAGATAAATTTGATACAGAATTTCGACCATATGATATAGAATTTGAGATTGAATTAGAAAAACTATTTGGAAAGGATGATGCTGATGAACTACTCATTTTTTATTATTAACTATCTAATATTAATAAATAAATTTTCTATTTATAATACTTAAATGATAATTACCATTAATATGGGTATTAGGTATAATTAATTTGTGCGTTGTTTTATTATTTTTTTTTTGTAATGATAAATAACTTAATAATTTTGTAAAATTATTTAAGTTATGTGATTTGTTTTTTTTATTTTTTAATGAAAACAAATCATATATACTATTAATAAAGAATTCAATCGCAATTTCATTATTATTCATCATCATTATATCAAAATGACAAAAATTATAAATGAATGATTTATAAAAATTATTTTTAATTTTTTTTAAACAATTTCTATTATTCAATTCATTTATTAAATTCTCATGAAATTTTAAAGGTATTATCCATTGATCTTTATTTATTATTTTTTTTAATAAATATCTATTAAAATTATTTGAATATAACAATGATATATCTAATATTTCATCGACAGAATTATAATAAGTATTTGTTATTTTTTGAATACAAATTTTTATATTACTATTAGATTCAGTAATAATAGCATTACTTTCATTATAAGTTATTGAAGGTTTGTGTTTTAATAAAATATTGTAAATTTCATTATTTGTTAATAATGGTAATTCATAAAATAAACATTGTTTTTTTATTTCACCAAGTTTTTTTATAATATCAATTGAACTAATACAAATAATTGGTATATGTTTATGGTCTGTCATTAAAAAATTTAATAAATGAATATTCATTGTACTATCAAATGATAATAACGTTTCAAATTCGTCGATAATTATAATTTTTTTTTGTTTATTATTTGTTAAATTTTGAATTAATGATGATACGAATGATTTAAATAATAAATCAACTAACTGTTTTGATGAGCTACAATTATAACTATTAATATTAACTATAAACAAATCTAATTCATTGCAAATATTATTAACCATATAAGTTTTACCAATTCCCGAATTACCGACTACAAATAAACATGAATTCTTTGATAACTTTATATCGTTATAAGAATTTAGAATCCAGTTTTTAATATAATCCATAATTATGAAATTAAAATTACTTTTATAACTAATGAAAAATAATAACATAATAAAGCAAGTATTGGAAAAATCAAATCTAATGTTAATAATGAATTTGAGGTATGTGTTTTAACATTACCATATATATCAAACATAATAGATGGTTTTATTAAAAATAGCAATAATAATATAAAAATGTATAATAAAACAGCTAATAATATCATTAATATATACTCTATAAATTAAATATAATTTATATTATAGATGTTGACAAAAATTATAATAATTGTATTATTATTATTGATATTTTATTATATCATTACCATTAATATTGAAAAATTTATATCTTCAAATTATATAAATACAAATGAATATCCATGGGAGCGATATAATATAAATTCGAAACTACCATATGATATAACTTTAAAAAATAACGCTAATTTATATTATGATATTGGTAATGATGAATTGGATGAAAAATTAAAGACAGCTTTTAATATAAATAATGAAAAAATAATATTAAATATTGAAGGAATAGAATGGTCTAAATGGATTCCTGTTAAATTAGCTAAAAATAAAAAAAATTTAAATAATTATTTTACAAATTTCATAAATTATTTTAAAAGAATTATTAGATTACCGTTATTTGATTTACCGAATGATATTAATAATCGCTATAAAATTAAAAATAATGTATTATTAAAATATAAATATAATAAAAAAAATACAAAAGAATTATTAATGGAAATTGATATAGTTATTAGTAGACATAATAAACCTCTTTCAAAACATATTAAAATTTTGACTATTACAGATGGAAACTATAATAAAATAGTTATGGCAAACGTTGTTGGTGTAGTAGATCAATTTGAACTTTCAAAAACATATGGTTCAATAAATGATTCAAAAAATTATCAATATTTTGAACCACAATTTAATTATAAGTATGATATGAATGACTACATATTAGATACTAATGATAAATTAGTATCTTCACAAGTTGAATATAATTTATATAATAAATTACTTAAAGAATTGTGATATATATAATTTAAAAAAAGATGTCTGTACCCGTTCAATCATTCGAATATACAATCGAAGTTCTACTTAAAGATGATAACGATGAACTCGATAAATATACTGAAAATATTATTAAATATGTAAACTATAATTATCCTCCTTTCCAAATTCAATATTGGAGAGATGATGAAGAAAAAAAAATTAGAACATATTTCATTAATTCGCCAGTAAACGTTCATAATATTCTTTATAGTCTATTTAATCCTCTTAGACCAGTTTATACTTGTTATTATAAAACACGTGTAGTTATGTAAGTATATTTTTTTTATTAAGATGATTTTGAAGATTCTTCTTCAATATATTCTATTTGTTTCATATATCCATCTAATTCTTTAATAATATCTCTACAATTATCTGTTAAAAATTGTGAGAAAATATCAGGCGATATTTGATCTTCAATTGTAATTCTAATAATCATTAATTTTTTTAATGGATGAGGGCAAATATAACCAATATAACTACATACTAAATTTTTATGTTTTTTATTTTCTCTTACATATTTGTTATGTAGTAATGACTGAATTACATTTCCAAGTGTATCATCTTCGTCATTTACATGAAAATTGAATGAAAATGGATTATTTTGTACTGGTTCAATCATAATACTATTAGATTCTAGTGCATCAATTAATGCTGTTAATTTAATTTGAAGTACTTTAAACGCCGTTAGTAATAAATAAGTATAACTCATATTATTAACTGGTTCTATTTCGAATTTAATTAATGTAGGATCCCCGTATGCATTTCTATGATAACTTCTTTGTTTGTCTAAAATATTATCTTTTGTCGCTGATTCTGCTTCATCTTCAATATAATATAAATTTGCAAGTGATACAGGAGAGAATGAAGCATTTATTTTTGCAGTACGTTTAATTGCTTTTGCAATCAAATGTAATTGTTCTCCACTTCTAAGACGTGTAATTAATATATATTCGTCAGATACTTCGTTTTTTGGAAATAATATATTTAATTCTTTTTTAGATAATTCTTTGCCTTTATAAGTACCTGTAAAATTATTTGTTGTAATATTAATAGTATTTGTACTATTATTAATTACATTTAATTCAAACACGTAATCATTATCTTCATATTCATCAGTAATTTCTTCACTTACATAAATAGGAATTAGACCAATTCTATGTTTCATAAATTCATCATGTAATGGACCTGTATTCTCAATAATTTCAATTGTTGTCTCTTCTTCGCCATAAAATCCAACAGTTGGTATCTCACTTAGAATAATGCGACGAATAGCATTTGCTATTGATAAATCTAGATCTTTAATATCAAATGAATATTTATTAGATACTTTATCATATGTTGATTTACCGAAAGACATTACTTATTTATTTAAAATAATATAAATTTTATGTCATTTTTTATTATATTAATTTATTATTATTTTATAAATGATATTATTTTATAGCGAAACTTGCCAGCATTGTTCTATTTTATTAGAAACCATAAAAAGACATGATACTAAAAATAGTATAAAATTAGTATCAGTTGATAATATCATTAATAAAATACGTCATAAAGTGAAAGCTGTTCCTGCAATGATGTTTGTACCGTCAAAAGAAATTATATATGGCAAAGCTGTATTTGACTATTTATTATTACCAAATAGAGGTTATTTATTCACCAATAACACAACCAGAGATAAACAAGAAACAATGACAAATCCATCTATTGATTTAAAAGCATCAATTGCTCCAATTACAGATGATGAACCGCTTGCATTTACATTAGGTGCTATTTCATCTGATTATTTTAGTTCAATTGATGATGATAATATTAATTCAATGAATATTAAAGATGATAAAGTATATAAATGGTGTAGTATTGATGATATGGATAAAAAAGATACTACTAGTCCCCAAAGTCAAAAACAACCTTTGGCACAAGATACAAAAGAAAGTTCGCCTAAAAAACTTCCATCATTAGACGAATTACAAAAACAACGAGAAAATATATTTAAGGATATTTAATGAAAAATAATCATAATGACTTCTACTTTAACATCCACATATATTTTTAATCAATATTATTTTGATATGCTTAAAAAGCTTAAAAATATTTCAAAGAAACATAAGCAACAAAGTGCAACTGCAAAGAAAATCTTAAAAACAATTAAAGATAATGAATGTTATTCAACTTATGATAAAACATCAGAGCAATATAGAGAATATTTTAATGGTGTATTTAATGACGAATATTGGAATAAATATTTAGCATTAGATAAAGATGAATGTAATGATTGGCTAAAAGATGATGCAAATAATTCACTTGAAATTTATAAAAATGTTAGTATTAAAGATGTCACAAAGGTTTTACGAAATAATTTCCTTTGTCATCATTATCTAACTGTATTATATATATATAAATCTGATTTAAGCGAAGATAATATAACAAATATTCTTAAAATTCTTCAATCTCCTGATATGAAAGAAGAAGCTCTTGATGAACTAGTTCAAAATGATGAATTTAAAAAGATACTTAAACGTTTAAATGCTATTAAATTGGACCATATGGAAAATGATCCAAGATTTGCAAATATGGATGGACTTAAAGATACTACAATTGGAAAGATAGCAAAAGAAATAATAGAGGATATTGATTTATCTAAGATTAAACAATCAATAAGCGAAGAAGGTGATATATTCAAGGCTATTGCTAAACCAGATAGTGGTTTTGGTGAATTATTCACAAATGTAAGTCAAAAAATGTCAAGTAAAATTTCAAGTGGAGAATTATCACAAGATGCTATAATGAAAGATGCAATGAAGTTTGCTTCAATTATACCAGGATTATTTGGTAATGCTGGTGGAGGTGGAGCTGATGGTGAAAATAGTCCAGGTGGTGGATTTGACATGATGAGTATGATGAATCTTATGAAGGAAATGAATCAAGGAGGTGCTTTTGGTGGTGGTGGTGGTGGTGGTGGTGGAGGCGGTGCTAAAAAACAACGATCAGGAGTTAATAATCAAGCTTTACGATCATTAATGAAAAAACAACAACTACAAAAAAAATTAAATAATTAATAATTTTTCTTTTCAACTTATCATATAGATAAATAATGTTGAATTTTATACCAAGTATTAATATGACTTTTAAAGATAAATTAATTGCATTAGCAAATTTAATAATACTATCTAGTGTTATATTTGCATTAATTTATCGTGATTTAATTTTTATATTATTAGGTATTATATTATTAATATTCTTATTTTATATTAATTTATATAATGAAAAAATAAAGATTGATACGAATGAAACATTGGTTAATAATAATTTAAGTATTGTTGATAATAAAATATGTGTTAAACCATCAGATGAAAATCCTTTTATGAATCCCAACATTATTGATTATAATAATATTAATAATAATATAAAATCATGTCCTTATGATAATAAAAATATTAAAAAAAATATTGATACTTATTTTAAAGAAGATTTATACAAAGATATAAATGATATCTTCGAAAATAATTTTTCAAAAAGACAATTTTATACAGTACCATCAACAACAATACCAAATGATCGTAAATCATTTGAAAATTGGTTATATTATAGAGAAAAGTCTTGTAAAGAAAATAATGGCTTTCAATGTTATAATAATATAATGTAAGTTTATAATTAGATATATGACAACAATATTTGATAAACAGAATACTTTATGTTCTGATTCTTGTTGGGCTAATTTTAAAAATACTGGAAATGATAAAATAAGTAAATATCAAACATATGATACACAATTAGTTGAATGTGAAGATCCTAATGTACGAATGCCTGCTTTTATGTACGATCATGTTAATCTCAGAGGTCGTCCTGGTGTTGGTGTTGCTGATTCTTGTCTTATAGATAATAGTAGTGAATTATTATATAATAAAGATAGAAAACCACGTGATCGTTGTAAATTACAATTATTTAAACGTTTATTTGATGCCAGTCCTTCTATGAAAGGACAAGAAGGAGATATTAATCGTGAATTAGATATATTAGCAGGATCTGATTCATCTTTTAATAATAAAATTCCATGTAAAAAAGTATTAATGGAATATCAAATTAGAGAACCGATGCCATTAATAGATTGGGTACGAGAAGTTCAAAATCCAAATAATATAGTTCCAATATGGACGAATGGTGGAGAGGACACACGTTCATATATAAATAGATTACGATTTAATAATGGAACTGTATACTAATTTATGATTGATAATAAAAAAATATTAAATATATATATTATAATAGAATATAAATGAGTTTTAACAGAACTAAATATGATAATTGTTCTTATAAAGTTGATTTACAAAGTAGTGTAGATACTCTTGGATATATATTATCACCTCAAAGATACGAGCATAAAAATAAATGCATGCATCAATTAGGATTTGTTGGTGGTACAGCTGTTTCACATATCGCTGGTAATTTAGTTGATTTAGAAAGCGAATTACGAGGACAAACACGTATAATTAGTAAATGTCCTACTAATTTATATAAACCTGATGAATCAGGTGTAATAGTAAATGACAAAACACCTCCTATTGAAAAACAAATGAAACATTTACCAACTTGTCAATCAATAATGTATAGACAAATTGAAGGTCCTCCGCCAATGAAAATAAATAATTGTTAAAATAATTTTTTTATTTAATTGTTAATAGTAGAATAAAATGAATACACCAAATGAATCAAGATTAAGATATGATCTAAATTCTTATAAAGAAGGTTTAAAACGTTCTATGTATCCAGGTATTTATCAATTAGATACTCCTTATAATGATTGTAGCGATTGTGGTATATTAATTCCTGATGATCCATTTATGCGATATCAAGGATACGGTCAAAATACATGTACTATGAAAAATGCTGTTGATGATTTAAATGAATTAAATGGATTAAATTATAAAAATTCAAAATGCAATGATGAAGCATATAAACCAAATTCATATATGTCTACTGGTTGTAAAACTAAATATACAAATGATCCTCGTAAATGTGCTGTACCAACTGAATCATGCAGATTATCAAACCCACCATGTACTTTAAAAGAAACCGGAATTAATCGTTATGATTTCTTATGCTGGGATCCACAAGAAAAAGCATTATTACCATTTATAAGAGGAGGTATTAATTATCGCATGGTTGCAAAAGATAATCACGTACCATTAGTTGAAAAACCACAAGATCAGTCTATATTTGATCCTGTAAACAAAAAAAATGAAAAATTCCTTGATAAATGGCAATCATTACATCAAAATCAAACAGAATATTCTCCTGGATATCCATATGGAGATCCTAATTATTTATTATCTTGCTCTCAATCAATTAATACTTATTAAAAAATTTAAATAAATCGATAGATTGTTGATATTCATCATTCTTTTTTTTGATAATATTCTGATAAATATATTTATAAATAATATTGTCAATTCTTTTATAATGCTTTAAATTATAAAAAGTGTTATTCATTCTAAAATTTTGCTTATGTCTAATATCAATATCTAATTCAGTTGATGTATAATTAATCGGGTTTGAGCGAAGAATAATCAAACATCTATATTTGTAAATTTCGAATGAAACAAGATAATTATATTTATCTTTTAACAAATATTTTAAATTATTTTTGTTATAACTATAACATACACTGCTATTGTTATTAAATGTGTTTACTGTTTTAAAAACAGACGGATTATAATTTATATTATTATTTAAATTTAAAATATCACCTGCTAAAACTGAATAATGTTTATTAATGTTTACAACAAAACCAGATAGATATGTTAAATAAGAAATAAGAATGAATAATAAAAATTTCATTATAAATATATATATGATAATCTTTAAATGAATTATTTATATCTTTAAATAATAATAGAAATGTCAAACGACGAGGATATAATTTATATAGAAGAAGATTTACCAGAAATTGAATATTATGAACTGGTTAGTCTTGAAGAAATTGTAAAAAATAATCCAACATTTATTGCATTTTCACGAGAAGAAATTTATAATGAACTTTTCAATTTCTTAAAAAAGAAAAACAAAACTGAATGTTTTTTGAATTTATTCTATGAAATCATAAATAAAAAAACTAATATTAATAATTTTATTGTTGTTGCTGATGCTAAAAAAACTAATTTTGAAGACTTAGAAATTGATTTATTTATTAGTGAATTAAAAAAATATGACAAATTACAACCATCACTTGCTTTAAAATCTAAAAGTAAATTATGGTTTCCATTAGAATATGATACAAATAGTACTAAATTAAGATTTACTGCTACACAAAAAACTAAAATTGAATTACTTGATGATGATTCTTATATTGTATTTAAAGACGATGAAACAAATATTCCAGTTATGGGTGTATATTTTTATTCACCCAATGTTATTAATGAAGACTATTTAAATAATAAAATAATGTCTGATTCAATAAATAAACCTGAAAAACTTCAACTTCTTGATAGTTCAGGTTATTCTGATTTTGATGAATTAATTCAAAATTATAAAATACCAATACCTGTTAATAAAATAGATGAGGATGATTATAATTATTCAAGTATTAATAATTTATTACAAAAATATAACTATAATCTAGATAATATATCAAGTGATGACTTAGATGTAATTAAAGGTCATTTAAATATTTTAAATCAAAAAGAAAAAGATGAACCAGTAAAATTAAAACCATTTAAAATTAAATTAGTAGAAATTGTAAATCCAAGATATACATTCTTTAATATTTTAACAGATATACGAATGTTATTAGATGACACATTAATTACAGAAAAATTAGATGAAAATGATCTAAAAAAAACTAATATTGAACCAAATGATTTTACTAAAAATTTAAATAATATTATAAGTCATATTAATCAAGATAATTATGAAAGTGTTATAAAAATTTTGAGAGATATTCGTAAAAATATAAGTATTGATAATATATTAGAATTTTATAAAAAAAATTCAAATTTAAATAAAAAAGAAATTATTATTAAATTAAATGATTTAGAAACTAAATTTGAATTATTAAAATACAATTATAGAGATATATATGATATAAAATTTTCATTTAAAAATGAAGAACATGAACTTGAAATTGGAAATGATGAAAAAAAATATGAAGGAGTTCCTATCAAAATAGGTAATTTTAATAATCTTGATGATATGACAAATGAAGATGATGATAATAATAATGACGAAGATGATGATTTATTTGAAGAAAAAGAATTTAAAAAATATTATGAAAATTATTATTATAAAATTGAAACTGGATTTATTGAATTACTTAAATTTATATTACCGTTTATTAATAAATTAGAAAAAATAAGTAAATTACCAATAAATTATGATGTATTAGTAGGACATTTATTTAATAAATATAGAACTTTTGATTCAAAAATAACTGTAATAAAAAAACATATGCCGGATATTGATGATACTGAAATAGAAAATATTAATACAAAAACAATAGTGTCAATTTTATTAAACTTAGATGAAAATAAAGAGGTTAAAAATGCTATTTATCATTATTTTAGTAATTTAATGGATGTTGTTTATGATATAATTGCTTATTGGGCTATTTATATTCAAAATGAAGTTTTACAAGAAACATTATTTTTTAATCCTGAAAAATGTTCTCCAGAATGTATCCATTTATGGGAAGAACATGGTGCACCATATGATATGTCTGCAAAAACAGGTATTTTACCATATATTATATGTGTTTTTAATGAAGTATATAATGATATTTTCAAAAACAAACATTATAATGTTATAAAAATGAATGATAATTATAAAACTATTATTAATAAGAAAATAACAGATGATTATGCTGATGAATTAGATAAAATGAGTAAAATTAAAATTAAAACTAACAAAGAAAATATTGGAAGAAAATATTATCAAGCATTAAAAACAATATTAGAAAATAAAGATTATAAGAATGATACTTTTTTTAAAGCATATATTGATGCTTTAATTTATATGCCTACATTAAAATTTGTTAAAATTCACAAATATTTACAAGGATGTTGTTTAGAAAAAATAGATGAAAATTTTACAGCAGACTTATATCTTAGAACAGAAAGAAAAGATTTAAAGAAAGCAAAAGAAAAATTTGCTTCAAAACGTGTTTTTAATGAACCGCGTGCTAAAAGATTTTTCATACAAAAACCAGAGAAGTCAGTTGATGTAATCGATTATATTCCAATACAAAATGCAATTAAATATGATATTATTGATATTAAAGTAGAAGATTGGTTAAATAATATTAAAAGTAATAAAAAAACAATATTTAATAAAGCATTAATAGAAGCTTTATTACAATCTACTTATAAAGCAACTGAAAATTATAAAGAATTATATATAACTTATTTTTCTAATAAAGATTTAAAAAACCACTTGAATAATAATAATTTTAATAATTACAGACAAATAATATTAGCTGTTTCAAAAGTTTTATTTAAAAACTTAAATGAAAATTCAGAAAAATACATTCAAATTATAACAAATACATTAAATGAATTAGATAAACTAAATTCAATTATAAATGATGATAATATTAAAGATATTATAAATATTCGTAGAATAGCTGTTATGCGTATAATGGCACTACCTTCATCATTTGAAAGTGTTGTAAATAAAACATTTATACCACCAACCGAAGATATATCACGTGAATTATTTACAACAATTAATAAAGAAATTGTTAAAGAAGTTATAAATGTTATAAAAACAAGTAAAATGTTTAATTATACAGAACAAGTCGATTTTATCAATACTATCCGTGAAAAAAATAAAGCTGATATTTTATCAAAAATGAATAAAAAAACAAGAGATGAAAAAGATATGGAAAAAGAACTAAAAAAATATGGTTTACAAATAAAAGAAGATATTGATGAAAATGATAATGACGATATGAAACCAATTGTTAATAAACAACCAGCTGAAAATTCTAATGAAATTGATGGTGAATATGAATATAATATTGGAGAAGAAGATGATATGAATGATGATGATATGTTAGATGGAATGAATTATGGATTTATTTATGCTGATTAAAATTATAAATTATTATCCATTATTCATTTAGAGAAAATGAATAATTATTTGGCAAATGATTTTCCATCTATGAATAATATATATGATTCAGATTATTATACTAAGGTTAAAAAGTACGAACAAGGTTTAAGTGATGAATATTATAAAAAAGCACAAATGCCTTTTAGTACTGGCGTTGTTCCTCATTATTTAACATCTGACGATTATAATGTTGAATCAAAAATTGTCAAAAGTTTATCGGGATTAAATATACCATTAAATGAATTTAAACATGGAAATATGCAACCTTTTTTAAAAAAAGGAGTGACTCAAAACGTAGATAATATTAATGGATTAAATAAAAATATTGGATATGCATCAGGTGATATTCATATAAAAAAAACAGAAGTAGAAAATTTCTTTGATCCATCACCAAATATTTATAATACACAAATTAAAGATGCTAATTTTATATTAGATAGAACCAATAAAAGTAAAATTCAAAATAATTTTAATCCAATTCAAAGCGTTAAAGTAGGACCTGGCTTAAACCAAGGTTATACAAGTAAAGGAACTGGTGGTTTTCAACAAGCTGATACAATCGAGTATACTAGACCTAAAACAAGAGATGAATTACGTGTTTTAACAAACGAGCGTTCTTCTATTTTTAATATTCCTATGAAACCTAAAAATAATATTGAAAAACGTGGAATGCTTGGATTATTAAATAAAAAATTACCAGCAAAAGCATTTCAACAAACAGAAGATAGTTGGTTAAAAGGGTTATCTTATTTAAAAAAAGAAACAGAAAGACCAGTTGAAAATGTTAAAGATACTTCTCGTGTTAATACACATATTGATTATGCAGGTGGTATTAAATATCAAGATTATCATTCATCACAAGGAGATGATTATGGAAAAAATACTATAATTGTTTATGACAATGAACGTAATTTAACACAAATTGAAACACCAGTTGCTAATTTTTCAAGTGTTATTAAAGCAATGATTGCACCTGTGTCAGATGTTTTGAAGGTTACATTTAAAGAATTCTTTATTGACAATCCTCGATTAAATGGTAATGCTGCTCCTCAAATTCCTGAAAAAGCAACATTATATGATCCAGTTAATCATGTAATGAAGACAACCGTTAAAGAAACTACTATTCACGAAGGTAATGGTGGTGCCCTTACTGGCGCAGAAGAATCTTATAGTGCTTTATATGATACTGCAAAAACAACCGTAAAAGAAACTACAATTCACGAAGGTAATGGTGGTGTTCTTACTGGTGCAGAAGAAACATATACTCCTTTATATGATACAACCAAAACAACAGTTAAAGAAACTACTATTCACGAAGGAAATGGTGGTATTCTTACTGGTGCAGATGAAACATATAGTGCTTTATATGATACAACTAAAACAACTGTAAAAGAAACTACTATTCATGAAGGTAATGGTGGTGTTCTTACTGGTGCAGATGAATCTTATACGCCTTTATATGATATAACTAAGACAACTGTAAAAGAAACTACTATTCATGAAGGTAATGGGGGTCATATGAAAAGTAAACAAGCTACTTATGTTAATAATGAAAATAAACCAAATACTACATTAAGAGAAACTTTACCATCACAAGATACTCAAAGAAATATTAATAATACAACTTATTATAGTACTTATGTATATGATCCTTCAATTGTAGCAAAAACAACTGTTAAACAAACAACAATAGCTTCAGGAAGTTCAATATATGGATTTTTAGGCGGTGTATTAAATGGTATATTAGGAGGCTATTTAGTATCTAAACCAGATGCTAAAAATACACAAAAACAATTTACAATACCAGAAACATATGGTATAATTGGATCAGCTGCAACTTCATTACAACCGACTAGTAGAGAAGCAGTTAAAAATGCTGTAATTGATGGAACAAGAGAATTAATAATGATAAATGCAGGTCATACACCAGGAGCTGGTGGTAAATTTGTTGGTTTACCAAAAGAACAAATAAATATGGCAGTAAATAGACATGTCGATTTAGTTGAAACAAAAAGAACACCTAATTTAAGTATGGCACAAGCTAATTTACATATAGATATTAAACAAGATAGTATAACTAAACAACCTGTTAAATCAAATGCAATAATAAATGAAAGATTAGATGGAAGTATATTATCATCATTAATAGATAATCCTGATATAATTAAAATTAACCCGATTCGTTAATATGTTTTTTTAACATTAATTGGTGGTCTTTTATTTTTATTTTTAATGAAAACAGTTGGATCATACGGTTCTTCATCGTCTTCATCTTCATAAGCTAAACGATTTGCTTTTCTTTCCTTTTCTAAAGCACATAAATTCCATAATTCAGGAGTACACATTTTAAAATCTGCTTCTTTTGCTTTATACCATTTAACTTGATCTTCTAATTTATTACTCTGTATTTTATAATCTATTACAATACATTCATAATTTTCAGTACAATTATCCATAACAGCACAAAAAGTTTGAAAATCATTAAAAATGCCAGCATAATGATTATAAATCTTTTCACGTTCTTTGATGATATTATTTTTAAAAATAAAAACATAATCTATATTTGAACGTAATATTGGCGGTAAACCCATGCAATATTGCATAGTAATTAAAAAAAATATTTTATAATGCCTTCCATTCATAAATATACTTCTTATACTTTTATCAGTAGGCCAACTTTTATCATATAAACAGTCATCTAATATTAAAAATGCTCTATTATCAATATCAGCCGAACCATATTTTTTTTCTTGCGTTGATTTTTGTTTATTAATTGATATTTGACGTTCTAAAAATTTTTTAACAATTTCAGGCGTATATTCTTCATATATTAACATATTTGGTATAAATTTTTCAAAAAAATTGTTAGCAGTTTCAGTGGGACTTATTACTACTCCGACAGGCAAATCTTTATGATAACTCAGAATATCTTTCATACAATAAGATTTACCGGTATTTCGTTTTCCTATAAAAACTACAACCGAATCACTTTTAATTGAGGAAGGATCAAACTTTTTTAATTCAAGTTTCATATTTATATAAATATTTTATTTATTTTAATATTTATATATTGCGTATATTTAATCATTATTTTCATTTTATATTAAAGTTAGATATATGGAATATTATATTGTTTCTCTTTTTATTAGTGTTATAATTTTTTTATTTGTATATGAAAAAAAAGAGGTTTATAACAATGAAGATAATACTTTACAAGAGACTACTATCTTAACATTAAATAATTTGATGTTATTTGTTGTTATTTATATAGTATTAACAATTTTTGCATTTTATACAAAAACAATCAAAATAACAAATTTTATACCATCATTTTTAACTGATTTAGTTAAAGTTCCAGACGTTAATAAAGAAAATATTTATAATATAGACGATGTTGATCCAAAAACTATAAGCAAAATTAATGATAATATTGATATAGGATTTATACCTCCGCACTTAGAAACAATAAATGAAATTCCAGACCCAGATATCAAAATTGAGTAATAAAATTAATTCTTTTTATAAAGAAAAAGGTATTACAATTTACAAGCCTTGTCAAAATACTTAAAAATGTATTGTTTTTTTCGCACAATGCCAAGTAAATACAGCAATAACAAGTTAAAACTCTTGAATAAGGAGATTAAACAATTGAAAAAAGAGCTGAAAATTTTCAAAAGTGAGAAAAATGAGGAGATGGTTGCTAAAACTAAGAATTTGATTGATTTGAAGGAGCTTCAACACGATGATATTACATTTTCGTTGCTTGATGAGGTTTACTTCAGAGAAGGAATTACTGGGATCTATCCTTCGCAACCTCCCGAGTGAAAGCAAGTTGAATATAAATGCCAAAAATAATGGCATTTTATTACATTAATAGTTGTTTTGCTGTCTCTATTTCAATAGCTGTTATATTATCACAACATATATATTTAGATGATTGAAAAAAGTAATAAGATTTAAATAATTGTAAAAATATAAACATAGAAATAAGCTTTAAAATCATTTTATATTATAATATTATTTTTTTTAATGTTTATATTTATAATAAAACTCTTGTTTAATAATATCCATTATGTGTAGATTTTTTTTCATTAATATATCATTTATAAATAATATAATTAATATGTATATAAAAAATATAAATATCATAAAAGCAATATCTATATGATTTATTCTCATATTACTATAAAGTGAAATTAATGGAAGAATTTTAATAGCTAAAAATATAATAGCATATAACAATAAATTTTTTATAGATGTTTTATCTTTAATTAAATAATAAAAAGTAATAATATTATTAAATAATGATAATAATAGACCAATATATGGATTTGCATAAGTAAATATATCAGAAATATATAATAAATACCATATTAAAATTAATGTAGAAAAAATAATATCATTAATAATTATTATACTTTTAATGTTTAATGTAAATTTATTTAAATTAAATATTTCTTTTTTATTAAAATATATTGAAAAATCAGCATTAAACCTTTTCAATTCCATTTTTTGTCCTAAATATATATATTATTAAAATATAACTAAAAATCAAAAAAAATGATTTTTCATTATTAATAAATAAATTAGGCAATAATGACCTCTCAAACATCCCTTCGTGATTCATTGAGCTGTATTTATAATAATTCAAACAACTATTCATTGAGAGAATTAAGAAATAAAACATATGGATTTACTTCTTCAATTAAAGAAAATACGACAAATGAAATTTATGAAGATTACAAAATTGAGTCAGATTGCTTATATTACGAAATGATTTATGGTAATAATGATGAATATACTGAAAATGTTAAAAATAGTTTCTTAAATTCTCTTAAAATAGTTATTGATAGTCTTTAAGAAAAAATTAATATAAACATAAAAAATGATTTTTGTGTTTATAATTATAAATAATGAACGACAGTTTAATGGCATATAACTTAATCAAACTAGTTGAAAAAATTGACGAATATTCATTATTAGAATTAAGGAATAAATTATATGAATATTCAGAAAATATTAGATTAATTGTATCTAATGATATATATAAAAAATTTAAATTTGATTTAGAAACAATAAATATTGAATATTTATATGGATATGGAGATTTTACAAATAATATTAAAATTGAGATTGAAAATACTTTAAATGAAATAATTAATGATATATCTAAAATAAAAGTATTTAAAGATATAAAATATGTTTAATTAAAATATAATGAATTACACTTTAATTGAAGATGCTTATGTAGAAGATTTAGATATAAATTTTTTATTAAATTATGATGAAAAAGATAAAAATGAAGAAAATTTAATAGATGCAAATAAATTATTGATAGATTATAAAAAAATTAAAAATATTTTAAAAACAAGTAGGATTTTGTTATTTGATTTAGAAAAACAAAAAACAGACATTTTATCATATAAATCAAATATTTTTGTAAAACACCAAGAAGTTATGATAAATTTAAATAAAGAAACAAGTAATATAGAAAATCAAGATTATATTACAAATGTAAATGATTGTATTATTAATTATATAGATTATATAAAAAATTTTAGTGAAAAATGGTTAAATAATTATTATTTAACTACTAAAAAGAAATTAGAAAATGATATAGATGAAAATGAAAAAAAATTAATATCATTTAATAATCTATTTATACAAACAACTAATGAAATAATAAATGTTGAAAAATTAAATAAAAAATTATGCCCTATTTGTTTTGAAAATGAAACAGATATGTGTGCTATACCATGCGGGCATACATGTTGTAATGCGTGTGTATTACAAAGCAATAATTATAATAGTTCACGTAGATGTTTAAGTTGTAGGAATGAGATAAAACAATATATAAAAATATTTTTTTTAATTTAATAAATGATGGATTGTATTAATAATTTAATTAATATATTAACACGAATTGTAGAAAATAAAAATATATTAAATCCAAATATTTTACAAGAAATATTAATAACAATTGACAAAATGATTGAAATATTTATTAATGATAATTTATATTTAAAATATTTAGAAGAAAAAAATTCTTTATATATTAAATCGATTTCAAATGATGATAATGATATTTCTGATATGATTAATATTATTGATGAAATGATTATTGATTTAAATGAAAAATATAAAAAATGAGTTATTATTTTTGTTTATTAATATAGAAATGGATGAAATATCATTTAAAAATGAGTTTTATTTAGAATATATTAATGGTATTGATGAAAATATTCATAATGCATTTATTAATTTAATAACAAAAATAGTAAAAAATAATACTATTTGTTTAAATAAAGAGATTATTAATTATTATTCAGGTGATATTCACAATGCAATTGAAATATATAAAATAAAACATAATAATAAATTTGAATATGAAGATAAACAAGATTTTTATGCTAAACTTGCATTAATTTCATTATATACTAAATTTCATTATTTAACCAAAAATAATTTATTTATAGTATAATAGCATGAAAATAAAAATAAAAAAAGGAGGAGGTCATGGTGAATATAAATCAAGAGAAAATTATGAAAATGATAACAAACATAATGATTATGATAATATAAAATTTATAAGAGATAATAGTGGTAAAACATCAGAAAATATTAAAATATATAATGCAAATTATTTAAAAAAATATACATCTGACATTGAAAAAGCAATTACTATAATTAAAAATAAGCAAATAGATACAACTGAAAAAAATAATTGTATATTTACTGCTAAATATGATATACCTATTTTTAATAAAAGTACTTTATTTAAATTTGATAAAGTGTATAATTTAGAAAGAGAATATCCATTTTATAATTTAAATGACAATAAAGTATTTAATACATTTCAAGATGTAATACAAAATTATATAAATTCATTAAAAGTTATTAAGCAACATTATATATATATAAATCATTTAGAATATTTTGATAAATGTACTATTAGAGATTATACTGCTAAACCATATTTTTTTTATACAAAATGGAAAACACAATATTTAACATATCTTGATAAATTAGCAAAAGAAACAGATACATGTAATTTATCAATTTCATTAGATGAAGAATTATCAAAAAATACTATTTTACAAATTTTTATTAACCATATTAATGTTTATGAAATTGATTTAGATAATAATAAAAAAAAAGAGATATTAATTAAATATTATGAAGTTAATATCAGAAATTTAGGTAAATTTAACTATATAAAATATTATATTGAAAATATTGATGATAAAATATTTTTTAATCTTGATGCTTTAAATGAAGAAATACATTATAAATATAAAAAAAAACAAAAATATTTAAAAAATCCAAGAGTATTATTTGATTTTGTATCTGAAATGTCAACTGATTCTAGTTGCGAAATTAAATTAAATATAGGTTATTGTTTTATTACACATTTATTTTCAGTGTTATATGGAAAATTTATTAAAAAAATTAATTATTTAAATTGTTTATTAATGATAAATCAAATTATTTATAAAAATAGTCCAGTATTATTATATGCTATAACATTACTTACATATACTAAAATAAAAATTTTAAAACCCAATCCAACAACCAATCCAACTAATTTTAATATTGATATAAATTATATAGAAAGTTATTTATTAAATAAAATTAACCATAATACACTTTCAAATATAGGAAAAAATTTAGATAATATATTAGATAATTTAAAAAAAGATAAAAAATTCATACACAAAGAGTTAAATAAAATTAAACAAATGTATATAATACCTATTAAAAAAATGTATAATATTATTTCTAATTTAAAAAATACTGAACAATATAGTGGGAATTTTTTTAATAATGATATACTTGATAGTTATAATATACCAGATGAATATTTTGTAGGAATTAAAGATAAATATTGGCATGAAGTTTTTATATTATTTGAAAAAAGAATTAATAAAATAATCAATAATAATGATACTAAAATAAAAGGCAATTTAACTTTATTTAGAGGTTCAACTAATAAATATATAACTGAATTTAAAACTTATGAAAATGAGGATATTGGATACAATATTATAAATAGATTAACATCTTGTTCTCTTGATTTTTGTGCTTCGTATAAATATCAAATTGGTGATACAAAAGATATAATAAAAGAAAAATCTTCTTTATATAAAATTGAAATACCAGAAAATACACATTGTTTATTTATAGCTCCTTTATCAGTCGCACCACATGAAATGGAAATTTTACTACCAACTGATAAACATTATATATTAACATATAAACCAAAAAGTGAAAATAATATTAAAAATACAGAATATAATTATAATATAGATGATGATATAAATTTTACATGCGGTAATGAACTACCAATATATGAAAAAATACCATCATATGATATTAAATTAGATAAATTATATGATGATGTTGGCAATAAAAATATAGACATAAAAGACGATCATCTTTATAAGGAAGAAAGACAAAATACAGAAAGTTTTACAAGAGAAACAAATATAACTCATATTGTAAGTGAAATAGATAAAGAAAATGCAATAGTTAATATATTAGATCATAGTGATAAAGCAAAAAAAATATCTAAAATAAAAAATAAAATTTTTAAAAAATTATTATATATTCGTGATAATATGAAAAATATAAATGATGAAACATTTGATTATTTTAATAAAGTAATTAAATCAAGTAAATCAATTGATCCTCTTGAATTAAATAATTTAATTATTCATGACTATGATGATTTAATTAATAATCATTTGAGTTTAAATACTAATTATGATAGTTATAATTTTGATAATATTAATAATAATATTAACAAATTGAAAAATAATTTACAAAATAAACAACAAGAATCTTTTAGTTATTATCAAATATTATCACAAATTATTAAAAATATAACAAATAATGAATTTAAGAATGAAATGAATCTAGATATAAATTTAGATGAAAGATCCATAAGACAAATTAAAGAAGATAATTTATTTATTAATATTAATGACTATATTGGTTTATTTACAGGAAAATCAGGTGTAATTATTACACGATGCGCTGATGGTACATTAACATGTTAATAATTACATATAAAAAATATTTATAAATTTTAATATAATGATTATTTTAATTCCATTAGGAGGAAAAGGTGAAAGATTTAAATTACAAGGTTATAAAATACCCAAAGCATTAATTGAAGTTGAAAATAAGCCTATAATATTTTGGTTATTAGATAATATAGTATACAAAAATATTGATTATATTTATATTCCATATAATATTGAATATAATAATTATAATTTTCAAGAATTATTAAAATTAAAATATCCTAATTTTAATTTTAAATTTTTAGTAATTAATCATGATACATTAGGTGCAACACATACAATATCTATTGCATTAGAAAATATAAAACATGAAAATGATAAACCAATATTATGTTTAGATGCTGATAATTTTTATACAACAGATATTATAAAATATTGGAATGGTGAAAATAAAATTTTTACTTTTTCTGAATATTCTAATAATAATAATATTCCAAAATATTCATATATTTCATTAAATCAATATAATTATATAAATAATATTATTGAAAAAAAAAGAATTATAACAACAATAGAAAATGAATATTATGCATGTACTGGCGCGTATGGATTTGCATCATTTATAGAATTATATGAATATTCAATAAAATCTATGAAACAAATTTATAAAGTTAATAATGAATATTACATTTCTGGTATTGTAAAAAATATGATTTCTGATAATATATTATTTAAAAATGAAACTATTAATAATAAAGATTATTTTTCATTGGGTACACCAGAACAAATAAATGAATTTGAATATGTATTTTTATTTGATTTAGATGGAACATTAGTAGATACTAATGATTTATATATTGATATTTGGAGAGAAATATTATTAAAATATAATATACATGTTAATAATATATTTTTTAATAAAAATATAAAAGGGTTGTCAGACTCTTTTTTTTTAAAATCATTAATCCCTTATATATCAGATAATGAAATAAAAGAAATTTCAAGAATAAAAGATGAATTATTTATTAATAATATTAATAAAATAAAAATATATGATAATTGTTTAGATTTTTTAAAAAAAATTCAAAATTGTAGAACAGCAATAGTTACAAACTGTAATAAAACTGCAGCAATAAATATTATGAAATACTTTAATTTTGATAAATTTATAAATGTTTTAATAAGCTCAAATGATTGTATTTATAATAAACCAAATGCAGAACCATATATAAAAGCTATTAAAGAATTAAATGCAACTTATTCATTTGATACTAATAAATGTTTTGTATTTGAAGATAGTTTTCCAGGATACATGAGTGCAAAAAATGCAAATATTAATACTATTTTTATAAAAATTAATTCTGATACAGAAAATAATATGTATTTATTAAATACTAAAAAATTTAATAATTATAATGAATTAAGAAAAGAAACATTATTAGATAGTAATAATATTGATATAATTAGAAAATGTTATAAATTGCCAATTTATAAAATTGATGATTGTACTAATGATGAAAAAAATAACGAAGGATATATATATAATATCTATTATTATAAATTAACATTAAATAATTTTATTAAAAAAGAAGTTATATTAAAATTATCAAATAATGATAATTTATTATCAATAACAGCAAATAAACTTAATTTATATAAAAATGAAAAAAATTTTTATGATAATATTTCTACAAAAATAAACGATATTATTAAAATACCAAAATGTTATGGCGTTTTTGAAGATAAAAACAAAGTTGGTATTATATTAGAAAATTTAAAAAATTATGATGGTTCATTCAATTTAAATTTAAATGATAATATTAATTTGTTATTAATAATAATAGATAATATTTCAAAATTACATTTAAAATATTATTTTGAAAATGATGAAGATATTAAAAATTTTAATTATAATATAAAAAAAATAAATGAATATACTTATTATAAAATATTAATATATGAAAAATATAATTTATTTAAAATTAAAAATAAATTATTTATAACAAACAAAATAGATTGTATATTTGACTCTATTTATAAAAATTTTGATAATATTATTGATAAATTATCATCGTATCCTTTAAATTTATGTCATGGTGATTTAAAAAGTCCAAACATTTTTTATTATAAAAATAAAACTCCTTATTTTCTTGATTGGCAATATATTAATTTAAGTAAAGGTATATCAGACGTTATTTTTTTATTGGTTGAAAGTATAGAATTTAATAAAATAACTTGTGATATAGTTATAAACTATTATTATAAACTAATAACAGAAAATAAACTTTTTTATGATTATAATGAATACATTATTGATTTAAAATTAGCATTATGTTGTTTTCCATTTTTTGTAATAATATGGTTTAATTCAGAAGATTCAAATATTTTAACAGATAAAACATTTCCATTACGATTTATGAAAAATACTATAAAATATATAAATTATTTAATAGATGACGAGTTTTTACAATATATGAATAATATGATATAAGGATTATTTATAAAAATAAAATGAAATTGAGATGATTATCGATGACTATTTAAATTACTTAGACGATTATCGTAATAAATATGGTGAAAATACTATTATTATGATGCAATTAGGTTCTTTTTTTGAATTATATGCAATTGATATAAATTCAAAATATTTATATACTATTGCTGATATTTGTAGTATTCAAATATCAAGAAAAAATAAAGCAATTCAAGAAGTTTCTCGCAATAATCCTTTAATGTGTGGATTTCCTTTATATGTATTAAATAAATATATACAATTAATTTTACAAAATAACTATACAATTATTTTAATAGAACAGGTTACTGAACCACCTGAGCCAAAAAGAAAAATAACAGAAATTATTAGTCCATCAACTAATATTAATTTAAATTCTAAGAAAAGTAATTATATTTTAGTTTTATATTATGAATTAATTAATGAATTATTAGTTGTTGGTATTAGTGGAGTGGATTTATCAACAGGTCGTTCATTTATTTATGAAAATGGTAGTTCTAAATCAGATCCACAATATACATTAGATGAAACTTATAGATTAATTACTACTTATAATCCAAGTGAAATTTTAGTATTGTCAAACGAAATTAGTGATATTCATAAAAAAAAAATTATGAATTTTATAAGTTCAAATAATATTTTAATTCATACTAAGTGGGATAAATACGAACTTAGCAATGAAATGAAAAAAATTAATTATCAAAATAAAATTCTTGAAAAATCATTTGTAAATAAAACAATGTTGTCTATAATCGAATATTTAAATCTTGAAAAATATTCATTAGGTAGATTAAGTTTTTGTTGTTTACTACAATTTGCTTACGAACATAATAACGATATTATTAAAGAATTAAAAATTCCAGAATTGATTGACAATTCTAAAAATTTGTCAATTGAATACAATAGTGCTTTACAATTAAATATTATTAGTAATAATAATAATGAAAAACCATTACTCGATATATTAAATCGTTGCAGTACTGCATTTGGATGTCGCATTTATAAAGAAAGATTATTAAATCCTATAAATAATAAATATGAATTAATAAACAGATATAATAAAATAGAAAAATATTTAGAAAATAATTTATATAAAAATATTAATAAATTTTTATCAAATATTATTGATTTAGAAAGAATTAAACGAAAAATTATTTTAAAAAAAATTCAACCTTGTGAATGGGGATCAATTGCTATTTCATTAGAAAACGCTATTGAAGTTTTTAAATTAACTGATGAAAATTTAATTGAAACTGTTGAATCAATAATTAATACATATTCGAGTTTAAATTTAGATGAATGTTCTAAATATAATATTAATGATATTAAAACTAATATATTTAATGTTGGTGTTTATTCGGAATTAGATAAATTAAATGAAGATTATAAAAAGTCATATGAGACTATATCTGATATTTCAGCAAAAATAAGCAGTATTAATGATTCGATGTGTAAAATTGATTATAATGATAGCGAAGGTTATTTTATCTCAATTACTAAAAAAAGATTTGAAAATGCTTTAAAAAAAGAAAAAAATTATATGGAGCAATTTGAAAAACGACTATTAAATACAACAAATTCATATAAATTATATTCAAAAGAAATTTATGATGCTTCTAAAAATATTAAGAAATGTCAAAATGAAATTAATACAATTGTTTTAGAAAAATATAATGATTTTTTAAATAATTTTTTATTATTAAATAATGATAATTTAGATATTATTATTAAAAATCTTATTGATATTGATATTAGTTGTTGTAATGCTAAAAATTCATTTGAATATTGTTATTATAAACCCCAAATTGATTTAACAACCGACAATTCATATATTAACGCTGAAAATTTACGTCATCCAATTATTGAACGTATAATAACCGATGTAGAATATATCGGAAATGATATTCAATTAAATCAAAATGGAATATTATTATATGGAATTAATGCATCCGGTAAAAGTTCATTTATGAAAGCAGTTGGTTTATCTATTATTATGGCACAAGCAGGTATGTATGTGCCTGCAACTACATTCAATTATAGTCCATATAGCCATATCATGACTCGTATTTGTGGTAATGATAATATTTATAAAGGAATGAGTAGTTTTGTTGTAGAAATGACAGAATTGAGAAATATTATTCAAAGAGCTGATAGAAATAGCTTAATTATTGGTGATGAAATTTGTTCTGGAACAGAAGCTATTTCTGGTATTTGTATTGTAAGTTCAGCAATTAATGATTTATTAAATAAAAAAGCTTCATTTATATTTACAAGCCATTTACATGAATTACCAACAATTAGTTTAATTAAAGATAGAAATGAATTGAAAATTTATCATATGCATATTGAAATTACATATGACAATAAGATTATTTATGATAGAAAATTAAAAGAAGGGCAAGGTTCAAGTATTTATGGTATTGAAGTATGCAAATCTCTTGATATGCCAATCGAATTTATGAAAAATGCAGAAAAAACTAGAAAAGAATTATTGGGTATTAATGAAAAATTATTAGAATCAAAGACATCTAATTATAATGTTTCTTTATTTATGGATATTTGTCAAATTTGTAAAAAAAATAAAAGCCAAGATACACATCATATAAATTATCAATCATTAAGTAATAAAAATGGTTTTTTTGAAAATTTTCACAAAAATAATAAACATAATCTAGTTAATATTTGTAGAGAATGTCATGATAAAGAACATACTGGGATTATCAATATTGAAGGATATAAACAAACAAATGAAGGTATTGTTCTTGATGTTAAATATAATACAACAGAAGAAGAAAAAATAAAAATTTATATTAAACGTGGTTGTAATAATTGGTTTTCAAGAAAAGCAAAAAATCATAAATTTAAAATTTCAACTGAAAATGAAATAATAGATATATTAAACAAATATACAAAATCAAAACACAAAGAGATTCCAGATTATTTATTTAATTTATTATTTGATTCATCAATTTAAATTATATCAGAGTATGAAAAGTTTTTTTATCAAAAATTAGATTTTTTGTATACCATTCATTTGTATAAGATCTATTTGCAATTCTATAAAAAGGGTTATAATCAAGAAAAGGATTACTATCATGAAATGTATTAATAAATACATCAATTTCATCTTCATTAAAATCGAAATTAACAAGTGTATACCATCCAGTATGGCATAATGGAGATTCTTTATAAATACCAAAAAAAAGTTTTTGATATTTAGATTTAGGTATATATAAAAATACATCACTTGGTCTAGGAGAATTTAAATGATGATGCCAATTTCCATTTACCCAGCAAATAAATGGAAACATTATTTTTTCATATGGTGGATTAAATACATCACAAAAATTATCTTTATAGCATAAATCTATTCTTGAAAAAAATATATAATCATAATTATAAAAAATATTTTTCCATTTATTAATTGCTGTATGATATAAATTATCATATCCTATTGGATCATTCAATATTTCTTTATCAATTAAATATTTTTTATACCAAGATAATAATTCATCATCATATTGTGTTGTATAAGTTAAAATAATACAATCGCATTTTTTTTCTTCAAGTAATTTTATATGAGTTAAAGAAGCTTCTTTTTGTTCGTTATATGATTCAGGATTACCTCTTATTCTACTACCCTGTCCTCCTGTCCTAAAACATTCTCCTATTATTATAATGAGTCCTTTCATTTATATTAAATATATATAAAAATACTTTAAATAAATATTTATAAATATGCAAACAACAGTAATTATACACATATATAATGAAGAATATTTATTGCCATTTTGGTTAGAATATAATAAACCAAAATTTGATAATATGGTAATAATTGATTATCATAGTACAGATAATTCTGTAAATATTTGTAAACAAATTTGTCCTCATGCAATTATTATTACTACAAGAAATAATGATTTTGATCTCACAAATGTAGCAATAGAAAATGCTGAAATAGAAAATTCTATACCTGGATTTAAAATAATATTAAATATCACTGAATTTTTAATATTAGATAAGCCATTAAAAGAAATTTTAAAAAGTTATAACAAAGAAAAACTATGTATTCCTATTGAAAACTTTACACCATATACTTGTAATCAAAATGATAATATAAAAGATTATAAAGATTTATTTCGTAAATTATTAGATGATGATGTTGTTTATGATCCTGAATTAAAACCAGGATTTAGATTTTTACATAATTATAATGTTGGTTTATATGATATTGGAAGACACACATGTGCTATTCAAGATAAAGAGCCTTTAAGTAAAGAAATGATTATGCTTAGATTAGCTTTTTATCCATTTAATGATAAATTTATTGATAGAAAATTACAAATTCAACATAGAATGTCATTGAGAGATAGATTAAGAGGATATGGATTTCATTATATTACTACAAAAGAAAAACAATTAGAATATGTTAATGAAACGTGTAAAAAGTGTATTCCACTTAATAAATATAGTCCAGAATTATATGATAGAATTTCTAATATGGTAGAGAAATTTAATTAAAAGTCATTTAAAAAATAACTTATTAATACAATTAATGTATTTAGTAATAGGTTCTGGGTTATCTGGTGCTGTTATAGCAGAGAGAATCGCAAATATTATGAATGAAAAAGTACATATTATTGAAAAATTAGATCATATAGGAGGAAATTGTTATGATTATATTGACGAAGAGACAGGAATATTATGTAATAAATATGGACCTCATATTTTTCATACAAACAGTGAAAAAGTTTGGAAATATGTAAATTTATTTGAAGAATGGATAAGATGGGAACAAACAGCTTTATCCTATGTTGATGATAAATATGTTCCAATGCCTATTAATATAACAACTGTTAATTTATTATGCAATGAAAATATACAAAATGAAAATGAAATGAATGAATGGTTGAAAAATAATAGAATTGAAATCGATAAAATAAATAATAGTGAAGATGTTGTATTATCAACGATAGGTGTTAAATTATATGAAAAATTAATTAAAGAATATACGTTTAAAAGATGGAATAAATATCCAAAAGAATTAAATAAAGAAGTATTAGAAAGAATTCCTGTAAAGAAATCATTTGATGTTAGATATTTCACAGATAAATATCAAGCCTTGCCAAAAAATGGATATACAAAATTTATAGAAAAATTATTAAATGGACCATTAATTAGTATTCAACTTAATAAAGATTTTAATGAATTTAAAAAAACAAATGATTTAACAAAATATAAAAAAATTATTTATACAGGTCCAATTGATAAATATTTTCAAAATTTAAAGAAATTAGAATATAGAAGTATTGAATTTATTAAAGAAATTCATAAAAATACAAAATATTATCAACAAAATTCGATTGTAAATTTTCCTGAAAATAATGTTCCATTTTCAAGAATAACAGAATATAAACATTTTTTAAATCAAAAATCAGATCATACTGTAATATTTAAAGAAATAACGAATGATGATGGTGAACCATATTATCCTGTTCCAAATAAAGAAAATATAGAATTATATGAAAAATATAAAGAATTGGCTGATAAAGAAAAAAATGTTATATTTGTTGGCAGATTAGCTAATTATAAATATTTTAATATGGATGAAGCTATACTTAATTCATTAAATTGTTTTGAAACAAAAATTTTTAATGTTTGATAAAAAAATGATAATTTCAGATAAATGATTAATTCATATGCTGAATTGTAATAGTTCTGCCATTATAATTCAAAAAAATATAAGAAAATGGTTAATAAAAAGAAAAATATTGATACCATCATCATTCTATCAAACCAAAGCATGGCGTAAAAATAGAGATTGGTATAAAAATGGTAAATTTAATGAATGTGAAAAATATCAGATAAATCTTATTGAAAAAATTTTGAAAAATAAAATATCAAAAACACCTGATAGAATAAATATTGAAACATTAGAATTATGTAGTATTAATCATCCAATGTCATTTAATAATGGTTATGAATATACTGAAAATTTTGATGGGAAATATAAAAATGTATATTTTAATTTTAAATTTATTTGTGATAATGGCGGAGCTCAAACAAGAACATTGAGAGAAGTATATCATTTTATAAAATCACAAATGGAATTTTTAATTAAAAAAAAGCAAATAATATATTTTATCAATATTTTAGATGGAGATACATCATTTAAAAATATGGATAAATTTCATTATTTACACCTTTGGACATTTAAAATGCCGATTTTAGTCTTTATAATTTTTGTATTTTCTTACTTTATTTTTCTTTATATAATCTTTTTGTCTATTATATGTTCCATTTAATATCTTCTTATAATAGTCTTCTGGTATTGCTTTTATTACTTCTTTAATATTATTATTTAAGTCTTCATAATATAATCCTTTTTTCTTATGTAATTTTGATTTTAGAAGACTAAAAAACATTTCTATACTATTTGTATAATGTTGATATGGTACTGAATAAATTAGTTTGTTATTTTTATTTATTAATTCAATTATAAAACATTTATACAAATCATTTGTTTTATATTTATCAAATAAATCTTTATTTGAAGATTTATTTCTTGCTAAATATGGTGGATTTGTTATAACATATTTATCATTATATATAGGAGGATCAATTATCGTATCTCTTTTAATTATAAAATTTTGTTTCGGGTCAATATCATAAGATTCTGTTTTATATTTATTTGTATCAATAAATTTTAATAAATCACCATTACCAGCAAAAGGTTCTATAATTGTTTTATTTAATATATAATCTGGTATTGACATATTTTGTAGTATATATTCAAAATTAGTTGTATAAAATTGTCCTAATTTTTTTTTCGCCATATTATTTTAATAACTTATAATAAATCAATTTTTATTATAAAATGATTTTTCTATTAGTGTAGTAATATATATAAACAAATATTTATAAATTAAAATAAAAATGTCTGTATTTAAAATAAGAATTAATTGTACTACTCAAAAAGATTTGACAATTAATAGTAAAAAAATAAATACTAAATCATTCAATAATTCTGAATTTAAGACAGATGAATATATAACAAAAATTGCTATTTTATATGAAGATAATCTTCATTCAAAAGATGATTTATGTTATATTACAAAAACACTTGAATTTTTTTGCAATAGAGAAATTGCCAATGAAGAATTTATTGACTTTATAAAAAAATTAAAAAATAGTGGTTTTGTTTCTAAAAGAAAAGAACCAAAGATTCAATTTATTACTGATAATAAAGTAATTTATAACTATAATTTTAATGAAGTTATACCATTTCAAAAAAATTCAGTAAAATCTATCCATAAATATCAAAATTTATACATTATTTAGTTGAAGATCTAGCAGACGAAGATCTAGTAGATGATTTAGATGATGAAGATTTAGTTGATGAAGATTTAGATGATAAAGATTTAGTTGATGAAGATTTAGTTGAAGATTTAACTTTTTTAATAGATTTTGGAGTATCAAGTTTTAAAGATTTTATTTCATATAATTTAATATTTGAATCATCTTGACAATGATTTGCACTTACATAATTAGCAATTCCTTTTGATATTCCATATTTAGTATTTTTAAATGAAACTGATTTTAATATTTCTTTTTGAGTTTTAGATCCATAAAAACTATATTTTGGATATACAAAAAATACTTGATTTTTTGACATAAATAGACTATATATATAATTATATTCAAAATAAAAGATCCCAGCTGATAATGGTACTTTAATTAATGGATTATATAAATATAATTTTTCTTTATATCTTACAGTATTTTCATCATCATTTCTATCAATTTTAGGATTATTCATTAAATCACAATCATAAAACCAATTATCATTAATATCAGATATCATTATATCTAAATCTTTTTTTGAAATACAAGTGATTGATGGTATACCACTTGATAATATTACAATAATAATATTTTCTTTATTATTAGATAAATATTTTGATATATTTATGTCTTGATTACAATTTATCAAATCAAATCCGGTTAATTTAGAATTTTCTAAATAACTTTTTACATCTTGTTTATTAATTAATTTAACACATTTTTTCTTTATTTGTAAAATTTCTCTAAGTTTATCTGATTCAATAAAATCAATATTTATTAATTTATTATGCATAACATATTTTCTATATGAATCATCTGTTATATATGAATTATCAATATATCTTGTAAATTTATAATCTTCATATTTATTTAATTTTTTATCAATTATAAATCTTGTTATTTTTACTTGATTCGGTTTCAATGAGCTAAGTTTATTACCATTATTATCAGTAAATTTCATTTCATTATTTTCAAAATTATAATGTATTTTTACATTATATATATTATATAAATATTCTTCTAATGAATATAAAGCAATCTTATAAATAGTTTTTATACTTATATTTTTAAAAAATTTATTTAAGTTTTTTATATATTCTTCAAATGTAAATTCTTTAAACATTGAAATAAAGTAAAATTTACATAAAGTTATTTTTTCAATATATACAAGTTCATTATATTCTTCTGTATAATAAAACACGCCAATATATTTAGATATGTATTTACTATAATATTGGATATTATATATTAAATATTCTATAATAGAACTATTTGTAAAATTTTGTAGTAATATTTTTATGGCATAATTTTCAGATGTAAAATGGTTAGATACTAATAAAGGTATATTTTCATCATCTGAAATTGTTATTATATCTGGTTTTTTGTCAATCTTTATTTCAAAACCTCTTCTTGTATATTTTTTATTTCTTAAACATATTAAATCCATAGTCTCTAAACCTTTTTCAATTGCATTATAATATTGATTAGTATATATTGTATTTAAGAAACCTTTTTTTGTTATTATATCATTCGGATAAGTAGCATATACATTATCACCATCAAACCATATTTTACAAAAAGATAAATCAAAATTATCAATAACTTGATCTATTGTATAATTATCGTCGACAATGATAACATCCATATTAACATTTTCATTCATTTCATCATTTTCATTATATTTATGAAATAACATTCGCATAACATATTTTTTACCTAAACTATCATATTTAGATATAAAATCAAGAGATACAGGTGATAAATCTGGTGGTAAATTTTTTGGAAATTTCATCATATCTTTATTTGTAATATATATATCGATATCATTTGGTTTAAAATCACTGAAACATGATAATACAAAACTTCCTGCAATAACTGCATTATGTTTTTTTAAATTTTTAATAAATGCATTATAATCTATTTCATCGTATTCAAGATATTCCATTATTTTATTTTTAACTATTTCTGGATCTCCAAATAAAGACATAATCTATTATTATATATTATAAATAATTTATAATGAGTGTATTAACATTACACCAATCGAAAAGAAAAATGAGACAAGATTATTTATTTTTATATATCTTAAAACTATGTTTTAGATAATTTGTTAAATGTTCTCTCTTTATTTTGGTAGTTATTATATCTTTTATTACTCTTTCTATATCTTCGTATGTATTAGGACTTTCCTTTTTTATATAATGTTTTAATTGACTAAAAAAATTTTCTATTGCGTTTGTTTCTGGATGATATGGTACGCTATATAATAAATTATTATTACTTTTTTCTATTAGTTCTCTTATTTGTTTAGAACGATGTATAACAGCGTTATCCATAATAATTAAATAATTTTTATATTTATCTTTAATACTATTGTTATAAAAATCTATAATATTGGTTGTTTTTAATCCACCTTTTAGGTCTTTATATAATACATAATCTATTATTTTATCAGCACTAATAGCAAATAATAGATTATATCTTTTATAAGGATATTTATAAGTTTTATCTATAACTCTTGTATCACTTTTACTTCTTCCATAAGATGGTTTCATATTGAGATAAATAGAAGTTTCGTCTAAACAAATTGTTTTATCATAACTAAATTTTTTTAACTTATTATAAAATACTTCTAAATCTTCTTTTTCTTGTCCTTCTTTCTTTTCAGGATAGTATTTACTTCTTAATTTTTTTCTTGTAATTTTATTTGATTGTAATATATTATATATTGAATGGTCTGATAATTTTACATTATATTTATCATTTATCAATTTAGAAAATTCCCATAATGTGGTTGTAGGATATAATTTAACATATTGTTTAATAAATGATATTATTTCTGGTGTTATTTTTAAAGGTTTATTATATCTTTTCTTTCTATCAATATTACCATCTTTATTATATTTTATTTTCCATTTAGATAAAGATTGATATTTACAATTGAATATTTTATTACATACATCTCTCATCGTCTTATTATGAGTCAAATAATATTTTACAACAGTTAATTTATAATCCTTACTATGTTGTTCTATCATACTCTTACTACATAAATGTACTTAAAAATAAATCACATAATAATATATAACATTATGGATATTACTAAACTGGTAGAAGAAAATGAAAAACTTAAAAATGAAATTATTGAGTTAAAGGAACAATTAAAAAAATATACTTATGGTAATACTCATAAAAGATATTATGAAAAAAATAAAGAAAGAGTAAAAGAAGGCGGAGCAAATTATCTAAAAAAGTTAAAAGAAGAGAACCCTGAAAAATTAAAAGAATATAGAAGAACTGCTTATCTAAATAAGAAGAATAAATTAAAAGAAATTAACATTTAAATTGATTTAATAGAATATCCAATTTAGTATTTATATCATTCATTTTTTTATCTAATTGTTGTAAATATTCTAATACTTCTTTATTATCTATTTTTGTATCAGGTTTATGATTATTTACTGATTTTTGTATATTATTGTTCGTTTTTAATTTATTTATGTATTTTATAATTAATTCATTATCAATTTTATATTCTATTGATATTTTTTCATTTTCTATATCATCTTTATATTTTGGATAAATTATATGAGATATAACTCTTGATTTTATACTTAAAATAGTTCTTTTATGTTCTAATGCTATTTCTTCATAAGATTTGTTATCAGCTATTTCTTGAACTAATTGTTTATCTTCTTCAATAGTCCATTTTGTTCCAGCATTTGATGTATCTTCGTTGCTTCTTAATTCTTTTAGTCTTGTTCCTAATGTCATTTTATATATTATATCATTTTTTATTTTACTTGAATAAAAACTATATAAGGATAATTAAATATATACTATATAGAATTATACATAATGAAAAACCACCTGACAAATATAAGTGTATTAAATTACCTATTACTTCTATTCTAAATAAAAATGAAGAAAGTCAAAAAATATTTAATACCATTCAAGATGCAGTTTATAGAACGAATTATATTACAACTAAAACAAGTTTGTTATTGAGATTATGGTGTTTAGATAAATATCATAATGGTATTGATATTCCTTTAATTGATGAAAATACTATTAAAATGTCTATGAAATCAATTCTATTACCATCTCGTGGTCCTAAACCTAAAAATAATAATCTTATACTATTAAATGAATTTAAAAACTTACATACTTTTACATTAGAAGATGGTGTTAATTTATCTTCTATTTTAGATTATTACGCTATTACTATTCTTACTTCTATTGAAACTAATATTAAAATGCATTTTTTTGATTATGTAAATCGTTTTATAAACTCTTATTTTAAAGTTTTATATAAAGATGAAATTACAAATAAAGACTTTAAAAAACAATTATTTAAAGATTTATATGTTGTTAAAAATGATATTTTAAATGGTACATTAAAAGCAAATGAAAAGTTTCATAATTGGATTAAAGAATACCGTTATAAAATTGTTCCTGAAGATTTTGAAGTTAATTATTATTATGATGTTAAATGTACGCCTCAAAAGTATCTTAAATATATGATTTTTATGAATATTGAATTAGAACAAATAGAAGGGAAAATGTATCAATTTTTTCCTATACAATCATCTATTATTCCTAATCATATACAAATTGATACTAAAGCAATAATAGAACTTTTAGTAGATAAAGAAAAAAAGCAATATTTAGATAATGTAGAACTAAATAAAGAGTTTTTATGGGACAAATTCTTTAATATAACTCAAAAAATAAAAGATTATAAGTTTGATAATACAATTATTACAGATTGTTATGCTACATCTTTAAGATTTATTCATAAAGATTATATTGAAGGTGAAAAAAATAAGTATGAAAAGAAGAAAAAAGGACGAAAAGAAGCACGAGAAATGACAAAAGAAGATAAGGAAAAAAAGAAATTCTCTCAAAAGAAATTACAAGATGAAAAGAAAGAACTGAATAAATTAAAACAAAAAGAAAAACCTAAAAAGATTGAAAAAACTCACGAATTTCCTTATATTGATGATGTAGATAAAGAAGAATTAAAAGGAAATCATATTTTTATTGACCCTGGTAAAAGAAGTTTATTTACTATGATGAATGATGATGGTAAGTTTTATTCATATACAAATAAACAACGAGTTAATGAAACAAAAAGACTAAAATATCATAATATTCTTAAGAAATATAAAGATGAATTAGAAATTACATCAAAAGAAAATGAATTATCATCATACAATTCTAAAAGTTGTAATATAATTAAATATAATGAATTTATAACTAAAAAAATAAGTACTAACGAAGTGTTATATAAACTTTATCAAAATAATAAGTTTAGACAATATAAATGGTATGCTTTTATAAATAAAAAACGAACAGAAGATAATATGCTTAATAAAATTGAAAAAACATATACGAAAGATAGTATTATTATAATTGGTGATTGGAGTATTGGTAAGCAAATGAAAAATTTTATATCTACACCTAATCTATCATTAAAAAGAAAATTACAAGAGCGTTTTAAGGTTTATGATATAGATGAATATAGAACTTCTTGTCTAAATTACAAGACAGAAGAATTATGTAATAATTTATATTTACCTAATAAGAAAAATAAAGAACGAAAGATGCATTCTATCCTAACATATAAAATGGAAAATAAACGGAATGGTTGTATCAATCGTGATAAAAATGGTTGTAAAAATATTCAAAAAGTGTTTAATTATTATATGGAATATAATGTACGACCAGAAAGATATAAAAGAGGAGTTGATTTACAAAAACTACAAACCGTTTTAACAGAACCGTCAAATTGTAGTTAGTCGCTTTAATGCGATCATTTACATCAACATAAAAGATGAATAACAAAATTATTATATTTTTTATAATAGTCTTGTCTCATTTATCTTTTCGGTTGGTGTAATATAGGATTTAACTTATAATTATAATCATATTTATAATAATTATATTTAACTAATTTATAAATTTCTTCTTCATCTATTGTAATAGGCATTTATAAATAGAATAATAAATTTATAATCATTTTTTATATTTCAAAACTTTCCTCAGTAGAAGCATTAGAATGTATATCATCATTAAAATTTTTACCAATTTCATGACATAACATTTCATATATTGATACAAATGCTAATTTATTATAAAAATCATCAACATCTGTAAAACTAAATAATCCAAATAAATTATAATGTTTATTTATTGCTTCATTTATACTTCCAGCATAATAATTTATGATTAATATATTTTTTTCTTTTGTATTATATTTTATTAAATTATCTATATGTTCGCTAATTAAATTATAAATATTTTCATTATTAATATTTTTTATATATATGATGAAATTATTAATATTTTCACGAAAATCTAATGACATCTATTATATTTATTTAATTTTTTTCATTTATATATTAAAATGAATATATTTATAATATACCCAACTCAATTATTCGATGTTAATATACATCTTGATAAAATGGATGCTATTTATTTATTAGAAGAACCATTTTATTTTACCTCAAAAAAATTTCATAAACAAAAATTAATATTTCATCGCGCATCTATGAAATGTTATTATGATAAATTAAAGAAAAAATATAAAAATGTTAAATATTTAGAATATAATGAAATAAATTACAAAGAACTTTTTAAAAATAATATTCATTTATTTGATCCTATTGATAAACCACTTATTAGTCTCCTTCATACATTCAAAAAAAATAAAGAATTAATTTTTTATGATACACCTTCATTTATTGAAACAATTGAAGAACTAACTGAATATAGAAATAAAAATACTAATAAAAAAAATTATTATCATGATAAAAGTTTTTATAGATGGCAACGAAAAAAACTAAACTTATTAATAACCAATAATCAACCTGAAGGTGGAGAATGGAGTTATGATAAAGAAAATCGTAATCCTTTTGATACTAGTTATAAAGAACCTGAAATAATTACTTATAATAATAAATATATAGAAGAAGCTAATAAATATATTGAAAAACATTTTAAAAATAATTTCGGATTAATTTCAGATTTCTATTACCCTATTACACATGATGAAACATTGGATCATTTAAGAAAATTTATTCAAATAAAATTAGATACATTTGGTAAATATGAAGATGGTATATCAAAAAAAGTAATATTTGGTTCACATTCAGTATTATCACCAATGTTGAATATTGGTTTAATTACACCTGATGTAATTATTAAAGAAGTTCTCAAATATTATAAAAATAATCCAACAAAAGAAAAATTAATAACAGTAGAAGCGTTTATTCGTCAATTAATTGGTTGGAGAAGTTATGTTCGATTTATTTATCATTTTCATGGAAATGATATGAAAAAAGAAAATTTATTTAAATTTAATGAAAATAAATTACCAGATTCTTGGTATACACATTCAACTAATATTGATATTATTGATGATATGATTTTAAAGGTTGAAAAATATGCATATTTACATCATATTGAAAGATTAATGATAATAGGTAATTTTGCACTAATTTCACAAATAAATCCAGATGATATTTATGATTGGTTTATGATATGTTTTATTGATGCTTATGAATGGGTTATGGTTCCTAATGTATATGGAATGTCTCAATATTCATTAATTTCTATTAGTATGATGACAAAACCATATTTATCTTCATCAAATTATGTTAAGAAAATGAGTGATTATAAAAAGAAAAAATGGTTTGATATATGGGATGCTTTATATTGGAATTTTATTTATACAAATAAAGATATATTAAAAAAAATTTATGGAACAGCATTTCAAGTTAAATTATTGGAAAAAATGGATAAAAATAAAATTGATAATTATAAGCAAATTGCAAATGATTTTTATCAAAAAAAATGATTTAAAGATTTTTAATAATTTCTTTAAATGTTTTGCTTTAAATGGAATAGCAAAAAAGATTTATTTCTTATTTTTTCAAATATTCAATTAAATTTTGAATATAAAAAAGTTAAAAAAAATATGTCAATTATTGGAAATCATAAACCAAAAAATGTTTATTATGGATATTCAAATGAAATATCTCCAAATGATATTATCCAAGGACTAAATTCATTGTGTCAGACTGAAATTCATATTGCAATATCTAAAAATCCTACAAGACTAGTTTTAAGTTATGTTAATATTACAAAAGAATCAAAAATAATTAAAGGTGATACATTTCATATCTTTAATATTACTTATAAAGATGTAAATGAAATAACAGATATTACTCAATATGATATTTATAATGCTATTCAAGATTATATCTATATTTACAAAATAGAACCAACAAATAATAATATAATGGTATCTATATAAATTAAAAAAGCCTATTATTATAATATGTTGTCATATCATTTGCTATTGATGGTGTACTAAACATAATAACTTCTGTCATATATCCATTCATTCCTTTTGTATTATCAAGATTATCTTTACCTATTATATCAAATGGACTTAATGGTCTTAAAGAATTTGTAATAGATTCTGATAATACATTCCAACCATTTAATAATACTGATGTTGAACTTACACCATTGTTATATGCTAATTTTGTTACACTACCTGAATAATACCAATCATTTGTATTACTATCACCATCTATTCTAGTTCCAGATGCATTACCAAATCTTACACTAAAATCAACTGTTGAATTCGATATAATTGCAGCTTGATTAGTATTTGTATTATAAAAATGAGAAAATACTGATAATGGTGATATAGTTAATGTATTAGTAAGTTTTGTTAAACTTGAAGTTATAAAATTCACAGTATAATAATTATTAGTTTGTTTAAATAATATAGGCTGTGTAGTATTGTTTGTAGTATTTATAGCATCTTTTGCATTTATCGATTGATCGTACCAAGTATAAATATACGCAGTATTTGCACCTATCCATGTAGCAAAAGTAGTACCAGTATTATTATTACCAGTAGTTAAATATGATTGTGTTTTATCAGTATAAAAATCTTGTAATACATTATCACTACTTCTACGTAATTTAAATACTGGACCAGAATATGTAGATATAAATTTTCTTACAGAATAACAACACATAATTGATAATGGTGAATTAAATATAGAAGGATAATTAATTATTAATGAATTTGTTTTATAACCATTCGCATCACTTGTCAATATTTTAGAAATTCCACTTTTATATGTAATTATTTCTGTCATATAACCTTTGAATGATGTTGTTCTATCTCCATAATATGTTATACCTGCATTAGCATCATACATTTTACCACTAAGTAAAGCAACATAATTTGTGCCAAATCCACCAATACCTGGTATATCTTGTTGTATATTATCATATCCAATTGTATCTAAATCGCTATAATGTATAGTAGTATCTGTATTATTTGCTGCATATAATGATATTAAATTCCAATTATTTAAATATAGTTTCGTTGATGATAAATTATTATTATAATTTAATGAATTTATACCAGTATCAAAATAACAAGAACTCCAATCAACAAAAACATTAATATCATAACTGTCATCACCTGTTAATTTAATACCTGAATTACCACCAAATGCAACATGATACTCTAAACCAGACATTATTGTACCAAAATTTGAACTAGTATTATAAGTTTGACAAAAAATAGATGATATTTTTATAGCCGTTGGAATAGTTAATAATGAATCGCTTGTATTATTATCAAAATATACCACATAATAATTACTAATCTGTTTAATCATTGGCTGTGTTGTATTAACAGTATTAACAGGATGATTACTTCCTATTTGATTATACCATGTATATATATAAGCATTATTTGCACCAACCCATGTAGCAAAACTAGTACCAGTATTATTACTGTTAGTAGTTAAATATGATTGTTTATTATCAGAATAAAAATCCTGTAATGCATTATCATTACTTCTTCTTGCTTTAAAAACAGGTCCTGTATAAGTTTGTATAATTAATCTAATAGAACAACATAAATTCATAGATGTTGCAGGAGCATTAGTAGTAGGAAAACTAAGAACAACTGGTGTCCCTTGAAATAATACATTATTATAATATGCTACCATATCAGATACTGATTTAGCACTATTATGTAAAAACATATCAATCATATATCCGTTTAATGCTCTTGTAGCAGAATAACTATCAGTTCCTATTCTATTAAAACCATTAGTTGGTTGTGATAATGTTGATACTGATAAAGATAATACATTCCAACCATTAATTAATATTGTTGTTGAACTTGCACCATTATTATAAGCTAATTTTGTACCAGAAGAACTATAATACCAATCATCACCACCGCTATCTCCATTTATATTTGTACCACTTGCACCACCAAAACGAACTTCATAATAAGTAGACGTTGTTATAATAGCACCATAACTGCTATTAGTATTATAAAAATGACAAAAAACAGTATAACCAGATGTTGCAGTAATATTTAGTACTGTTGAATTTGTATTTTTAAATTCAACAGCATAAAAATTATTAACTAGTTTAATAATATTGGGTTGTGTAGTATTATTAGTAGTATTAGTAGCATTTTTAGCATTAGTTGATTGATCGTACCATGTATAAATATAAGCAGTATTTGCACCTATCCAACTATCAAAAGTAGTACCAGTATTATTATTATTTGTAGTTAAATATGATTGTTTATTATCAGAATAAAAATCCTGTAATACATTATCACTACTTCTTCTTGCTTTAAATATAGGACCTGTATAAGTAGCTATTATTTTTCTAGTCGAATAACATATACTAATTGATGTGGATGGTGCATTTATAGTTGGAAATGGATATTTTGATTTTAAATCACTTAATTTAATTATACCAGATTGTGGAACTTGTAAATTAAAATTTCTCATCATTGACGAGTTAAAATTTGTAAATGTTCCAGGCATTAAAGATTTAATATCTGAAAATTTAATTAATCCAGATGGTGTCGTCATTTAATATATTAATTTATTTTTTTAAGATAAAGCAATAATTACACAACCTTGTACTCCATTTGTAGTGCCTTGACCTCCACTACCATATATTCCTACATTACTTGGTGCAGTAGTATCGCCACCTTTTGAATATACCGTACTCGTCCCAGTAATTGATGATACATAACCACTTCCTCCTGAAAATGTAGTTGAACCAAAACCATTTCCACCAGCTCCAGCGCCTCCGCCACCTCTAATTGATGGCGTTGATACACCTGTACCACCACTATATGTTGTAGTTACAGATACACCATTTGTAATAATAGTCTTTCCAGAATTACCTCCTATTATATTAGTAGCAGCTGGAAATCCTGGATCTACTGTTATCACACTATTATCTGGCGTTGTTAATGTTGATGTATTATTCGCAGCTCCAACTTTTATAGTATAAATACCAGGAGTAAATACAAAAGCATTATTGTAATAAATAAATCCACCACCTCCACCTGGCGAAGTACTTGATGTATATAAATTACTTCCTCCACCGCCAACAATTAATAATTTTGCAGTTGTAGTAGTAATAAAATTTATTTTATTATTAGTATTTGCAGTATTTGTAAATCTATAATAATTAACAGATCCATTAGTAATTAAATCTTTTGATAATCCATTTTCAATTATTGAATATATACTGCTGTTTAATATATTTGGAGGTGTAATATATCTTGCAATTATTACAACACCATCTTTTCCATTTGTTGCCGGTTCTGATGGATATGGGTCATAATAATAAGTAAAATATGCCGCATTTCCTCCTCCTCCAAAATTATCAGCACCCAATCCTGGTGTTCTAACTTGACCGTATTCTACATTAGGTCCTCCACTACCACCACCAGCAACTGTTATTGCAGTTCCTGTTATAGTCGTTGTAAATCCATCAGCACCCACATAAGTATTTCCAGAAGATTTAACAGCACTTGCCCCAGCAGGAGTAGTTGCTGCGTTTCCACTGTATCCACCGTTTTGTTGACCATTACCACCATTATATGTATTAGTATTTGATGTATTATTCATAATTATTGTAGATCCAGAACTTCCACCAATCATAACTCTACTCGTATAACTTACTTGATATGATACACCTCCTCCTCCTCCTGATGCTGATAATATTGTATTATTATTAGAAGTAATTGTTGAAGGCATCCCATCCTGACCGTAAATCCATACTCCACCACCAGTTCCTATATTAACATTGTAAGTACCTTTTTTAAATAAATAATTATCATTGTAATAAATAAATCCTCCTCCACCACCACAACCAAGCCCGCCTCCATTGGAATATAAAGTACCGCCTCCACCGCCACCAACCATTAAAATCATTACATTTAAATCTTGTTGAAATGTTATGGTATTATTACTAATTGTACTATTTGTAAATGAATAGTAAACAGTATTTCCAGTTGTACCAAAAGTTTTAGCACTTCCATTTTCAACTATTGATACAATACTTGATATATCATTTATATTATAATTAAACAGTGTATTTTTATAATAAGCTATTGCATCACTTGCTAATAATTTAGGAATTGAAGGTTTATAAGTAAAAATTTCTGTCATATAACCTCTTAATGAAGTCGCGCGACTTCCTCCAAAACTAGTTCCGCCAGACGAATTAAATATTTTACCACTAGGATAAGACGCATAAGTTATGGCAATTTGATCTGGATGACCTGGAACACCATTAGCTGGAACATCTAGTGATACATTATCATATCCTATTGTATCTATATAATCATTTGTTACATTACAATATCCATATAATGTTATAATATTCCATTTATTTAATGATAATGAACTCGATGATACTCCATCTTTATATGCAATCGAATTTGTTCCATTATCAAAATATTTTGAACACCAATCATACATTGTATCTTGAGTATAACTATCATCTCCTGTTAATTTAATACCTGAATTACTTCCAAATGCAACATGTAGTCCCCAACCTGATAATATTGCACCATAATTTGTACTTGTAGTATAAAAATGAGAAAATACAGATGACATTGCTATCTGATTTGTTAAATTTAATAACGAATCATTTATTATATTGTCAAATTTAATTATATATTTATTATTTAATTTAGTAATTATTGGTTGTGTTAAATTATCAGTATTACTAGCATTATTTCCATCTCCAATTTGATTATACCAAGTATGTAAATAACAAATATTATTACTACTCCATATACTAAAAGGTGTTCCAACATTATTTAAACTCGTTGTTAAATAAGATTGTAAATTATCTGTATAAAAATCTTGTAAAGCATTATCAGATTGTCTACGTGCTTTAAAAACTGGACCAGTATAACTAGGAACTATAATTCTAATAGAACAACACATATTCATTAATGATGAAGGAGCATTTAGACTTGGATAAGAAGATTGACCTTTTATACTTCCTAATTGAAACAAGCCAGATCTTGGTAAATTTAGATTAAATTTTTTTATATCAGATAAACCAAACTTCGTAAATGTTCCATTCATTTTTGATTTAATATCAGAATATCTAATAATTCCTGTTGTATTAATAGACATATAATCTATATAAATAAATTTATAAAATTATACTGTTTTAATTCGAGGAAAACTATTAGATCTTTTTAACCATTCTATTAGTTTTTTTGAATTAATGGAATGATGATTTGGTACATTATATATCTATTTCTATTTATATATAATAATAAAAAAATGATTTTGTAATAAGTATAATAAAAATTATGTTTATAGCATTGAGAATGTTAGAACCAACAACTGCATCACTTGCTTTATATTTATTTACAAAAACATCAAATATAAAACCTAATATTATAAAAAAAAGTCCATTTCATTATAAACGTAAAATATGTAAGTGGTTTTATAAAAATAAACATACCGTAATTGAAGTTGGCGTAGATGAATTTGCAGATACTATATTTGATTTAAGTAATAATATTCATTATTCGCAAATGCCAACAGTCGCAGTTAGTATTTATATTATTATGTTAGTGATCTTTATTTTAATTTAATTTTTTATTTATTTGTTAAAAATAGAATTTACATTATGAGTGAAAATAGTTGGTATAAAAAAATTAGAAAAGAAATTGATGATAGAAATGAAATATGTAATAATATTGATTTAGATGAAAAAATTTATGAATATGATAGACATGATATTAATCCTTATGATTTAAAAGATGTTGAAGAATTTAAAGAAAAATATCCATTCGATAAAACTAAAAATTGTCGTTTATTAATACCAAATCCAGTTCAAAAAACTGATAAATATAAGAGATATTATAAAAATGTTTTTACAGAAGATAAATGTAATTCTGTAAATGGTTTTTGGAATAGCAGAATATTTAATAGAAACAATGGTTATGATTTAGGAAATTGTTGGGTAGAGGGTAATGATAACAAATGTGGTGTTTTATTAAAAAATAAACATTTATTAAGAAAACAAGATTATATAGATAATGTAAATAAAACAGCTGATTTAAAAGAAGCAAAAGATTTGTGCGAACAAAATGACAAATGTAAATTTAAACAAACAGGTGAATTTGCAAGAGATTGTGTTTTAAAAACTAAAATACATATTAAAGAAAATGCTGAAAAAGAAGTTAAAAAAGAATTTACTTTTGATATAAATAATTTAGAGAAATCTTTATTTGAATATTTTAATAATAATCCTGTTCCTCCTGAAACATTACAACTAATAGGCGAAGGTAATAGATGTATAGCACAAGATGATAATATAATGAATGATGATGATGAAATAATAGAATTTGATAGAGAATATACAGATGAAGAATTGAAAATATTACATATACAAGAAGTTTTAAAAACTTTAAATCCAAATAATAATGAATATATTTTTAAAAAATTTATAAAAGATGATGTAAAATTTCCTGAATTTTTAAAATATTATAATACATATGTAAATACTGATAAAAAAGCATTAGATGATATATTTAAATTATATTTTCCAAGTATTTTTAAAGATTTGGATCTTAAAAGTGTATCTATAAGTTCAAAAAGTATTATTGATGAACCTGTAATTAAACAAAAATTTCCAACAGTTCCACAAGAAACAGTTAATAATATTTGTAAATTAATCAGTTCTAAGAAATTAAATAAAAAAGGAATGTTATTATGGCATTCAACCGGTAGTGGTAAAACATGTACTGCTACTGCTATAATGGATGGTTTTTGGAATTCCAAAAAACACATTATATATTGTAGTTCAGTTGATGCACTTGTTAGCAATCCGCCATTTAAATTTCATGAATGTGGATTAAATTTATTTAAAAGATTTAGCAATAAAAATTTACAAGAAATAGAAAAAGATTTTAGAAATCGTGATGTTGAATTTTTATCATTTGCTAAACTAGCTAATCGTATTGAAAAAAAAGTAATAGATTTAGATGATTGTGTATTAATTATTGATGAAGTTCATAATTTATTTAGACCTTTATTAACACAGAAAAAACAATATGCTATGTTAGAGAAATTATTACTATCAAAGAAAAATCCAAATTTAAATGTTTTTATTTTAACAGCTACATTAGGTGATAATCCAAATGAAATAATTAAATTATTAAATATTGTTAAAAATAATAATATTCCTGAAATTAGTTTTGATGATATAAATGATCCTGAATTATTTAAAAATAAAATACGCGGATTAATATCATTTTTTGATATGTCAAGTGATAATACTAAATTTCCTATTGTTAAGAATAATGATCCACATTTTTTTGAAATGTCATTAAAACAATTTGAAAAATATATTACATCTTATAAAGAAGTTAAGGATGGTGCTAAAAATTATGAAGCATTAGCAAAAGCAAATACATTAAATAAATATTGGGCTAGTGCGAGAAGATATTCAAATATGTTGTATAATTATGAAAAAGATGTTTCATTAAATGAATTTAGTTCTAAATTACCTGCTTTATTAGAAAATATTAATAAATATCCTTTACAGAAACAATATATTTATTCAGCATTTTATGAAAATCGTGGATATGGAGGTCATGGAATATTAGCAATAGCAAAAGAATTAGAAAAATTAGGTTATGAACGATTAACTCAATCAGAAGCAATAAAATTATATAAAGATCCTTCTAATGCTACTAAGAAACCTCGTTATATTTTAGCAGTAACAACTCAATTAGGTGCAAATAAAGGTCAAGAATTGGCTGATATGATTAAAATTTTTAATTCATCTATTAATAATCATGGTGAATATGTTAATTTATTTTTAGCATCCCAAACTTTTAACGAAGGTTTAGATTTAAAAGCAGTTAGACATATTCATATTTTTGAACCATTAATAACATGGGCTAGTGATAAACAAACAATTGGTAGAGCAGCAAGATATTGTTCTCATGCTGATTTAGAAAAAGATGAATGGGATGTAAATATACATAGATATGCAAGTGATTTACCAATAATTGTAAATACAGACGAAGATAATAGTGATAATTTAGATGATATTAAAGCTAAAATCGAAGAATTGCAAAAACATGATTATAAAGCTGAAATAAAAGAACTTAAAGAAGTTATTAAAAATAATAAAGCAAAAATTAAGAAAATTGCAAAAAAAGAACCAGACGAAGTTGAAAAAATAACTCTTGAAAACGAACAATTAACTGGCAATATTGAAAAATTAAAAGAAAAAGCAGATGATGTTAATAAAGAAGTGAAACAATTATTAAAACTTGAAAAAGAAAAATCAAAAAAGACTAAAAAACCTAAATTAGATACATCAAATATTGACAATATTGATCGTTTTATATATCAACAATCAATTGCTAAAATGCAGAAAATATTAATATTATATCAATTAATGAAAGAATCAGCCATTGATTGTTTAGTACTAAATAAGTTTCATCAAAGTGGAAATCAAATTATTCAATGTAATAATTACAATTAAATTTGTATAAAAATAATAAATTTTTTTAAAAAAATGAATTTAAAGTAAAATAAATCAATCATCTAACTTAGAGTTAAGATCACCGCTTTCAGATATGGAGTTTTCGTGTGCTTATTTTCATCACAACCGCAATTTGCTTTACATCATCTTTGCAAAAAGGAATAATCTCATCTATATTAATTTCATGGATGTTGTTCGAGTTGTAATAACGATGGATATGCTATTCGAAGATTATTTGTTAAGTGGCTACTATCTGCTTTCGCTGTGTCTCACGAAGGATATTCATGATCTCGCATATTTCGAACAAGGTGCATGGGGAGAACAAGTTCTATGCAACTGGTGTATTTCATCAAAGGTTATTTGGAAACTGAGTAGAATCACGAACTATTTTCCAAATACTGCTGGTTTTTCATCAGATCCGCGAGAATGGATTTTAAGCAAATCTTCTCGAAAAAAGATAGAAAAGTTCTTCCTGGTTCTTTATAACAATGATTATTATCCACATTGTCCTTATCAATTGATTGATTATCACATTTCATGTGAGATTGCTGAAATTGATGAGGAATTGGATATCATTGAAGTAGAGACAGAAAAGATAGATTTCACCATCAAAACAGTCGCACTACTCACTAGCAACAAGTTCGCATACAGTATTCCACACGACATCATTCATCTCTGCTTCTAAATATCGTAGAGTCCATATAAGTGCAAAAATAGAAATAATTGTTTTTGTACTTTATCTTGATTGGCGTTTTTTAATTTTAAATGATTTAAAATATTCGATGTGTCTTTTACATTGTCTAAATTTAATATCAATTAATATTGCCATATAATTATTTTTTTGATAATCACTTATATTACCATTAATATAAGTATTTATGATTAAATCTTCAATGTCATCAAATATTTTAATTAATTGTTTATAATTAAACAATAATATATTAAAATTATTTATATACAAGATTCTATTATGTATTAAACTTGACATATACTTAATATATTATTAAATATAATTAATTCATTTTTTAAAAAATGATTTACATTTATTCTTGTTTTGTAGTAATAAAAAATGCCAAATATATCTGAATATACAACCGAATTATTAAAAGAACAATATAATTTACATAAAACATATGTAAAAGGAAGAATTTTAACTACAATAAAACTAGGAGTAAAAGTAAGACTGCCAGCTATTCCAGAAGATATTAGTGAAAATATTATAAAAGAAATAATTCAAAATAAATTAAATGATAAAACATGTACTTGGAATTGTAAAAAAGGTGATTTATTATCTGAAAAAGAAGGAATACAAGAATGTAAATGTTTTACAAGCGATGGTCCTTTATCATTTACACCAACATCTAATTGGGATTGTATTTATTTTCTAGATGCAAGAAAATGGTTATTAAATGATACTTTTATATTATATAAAATTTCATTAAAAAGAACTTCCGATGAATGGAAAAATATAAAAATTAGTAAAAGTCAAACTTTTGAAGATCAAACAAACCAAGGACGTCGTCCACGTATTGGATGGGATTCTTTATATACTCAAATATCAGCAAATTGTAGTAAAATATATGAAGGAACATTTGAAGAAATATTTATTCCTGTTGCAATAAAGGAATAAGTCTATTTGCTATTAATTTTACAACAGGTACAGAAACTGCATTTCCTGCTAATTTATATAAACTTGAATCAGATAATAATGGTAATTTATAAGAACTTGGGAAACCTTGTAAATTAAAACATTCTCTTGGTGTTAATTTGCGAATACCAATATCATCAAGTATAATAGGTACATTATGTCCTCCGCTTCCCATATTAGCTGTTAGAGTAGGACATTCACTGCTTTTATTTTCTCTTACATATACTCTTCTATATTGATAAATAGTATCTTTTTTTATTACATTATTTTTTAGAAGTTCCCATGTACTTGATTTATCTGTATAATAATATTTAGAAGGTACATCAGTTTCAAGAAAACTAGTTATTTTTAATTTTTCAATTTCAGGAAAATTTAAATTAAATTTATCAAAAATACTTTTTGATTTTATACAAACTATATAAATTCTTTCTCTATGATGAGGAATTCCTGTAATTTTAGCAGTATTCAAAATTTTATAACATATATAATATCCCTTATTTTCAAGATTATTTTTTATAATCTCAAATGTTTTTTTATCATCATGTGATAAAATATTTTTAACATTTTCTAATATAATACATTTAGGTTTATGATAATCAATAATAGATAAAATTTTCCAGAAAACATTTGAACGTTCATCTTTAAATCCTTCTTGAAGACCTGCGATACTAAATGGTTGACATGGAAATCCACCTGTTAAAATATCATGTTGAGGTATATCTTCATTATTTATATCATTTAAATCTTTTAAAGTTAATTCATGATTAAAATTTTCATCATAAATTTTTTTAGAATGTTCTATCATATCATTTGCAAATACTACATTAACATTATTTGTTTCTTGAAATACTAATGTAAATGCACCAGTACCAGCAAATAGATCTATCATGTTTAAGTTATCATTATTTATTGGCAAATCAACAATTGGTTCAATTTTATTTTTAATATTTAATATTAATTCGATAATTTCAGGTTTTTTTTTATTACTATAACCTTTAATACCTTTATCTTTACATATAGTAATTAATTCTTCTCGTGTTTTTATTAAATAAGCCATTTTAATATTTAACATTTAATCTTTTTATAATTATAAAAAATAAAAATCATTTTTTATTACTATAAATTAAGATAACTTTACGTGATGTTAGAAACCACGTTAAATAATTATTTGACAATTTAAATCTATTTTTTGTAGGTTTTAATTCAATGATAGTATAATTATTCATTGCTGCAATTTCTGTAATAATAATCAATAAAATTAAATATAATAATTTGTTTTTCATTTATATAATTAAATTAAAATAGAAACGTCATTTTTTATTTTGTGCGATTTTTAAACAAAATTAACATAAAAAATGATATTTTTACAAAAAAATAATAAATAGGATATACAAATGCAAGCTATCTGCACTTATATTATTGAAAATGTTGCTAATAATTTGCATGAGACAGATGATTATTCGGTTATGCAATGTGGATCAGAAATGGATATGAATTTGAATGATATTTGTACGGAGTTGTATACTTTTCTTGATAATACACTAATAACTGATTTCATTACATATCCTGATAATTTATATATGCAACGTGCGACAGCTATTACTTTTAAATATCAGGGAAGAAATTGTGAAATCGGACAACATTTTGGTACACAACGAGATTATTTTTGGGTGAGGATGTTGTCTGTTTAATTTTCTTATAAAAAAGTCAAAATTTTTTGGCTTTTTCTTATTTAAATATAAAAATTAAATAAATATACAATGAATATTGAAAATATTATTTATGATAAATTGAAAACAAATGAATTTAAAAAACAAGAATTAGATTGGAAACAATCGATGTTTTTTATATCAAAAGAATATACACCATATAAATGTCAAAATTGTAATACATATTGGACCAAAATAACATTTATATGCAACAATACATGTCCTAATTGTAAAAAATAATTTATTTTAGAAATTCTACTAAAATTTTTGTAAAAATCCACCATTTTGTAATAAAAGGAATATTATATGAATGAATAATTGAAATTTTGATATTACCTAAATTTTCAATACATGTATTATTATATGCCATTGTATTCGTAATAATCATGAATAAAATCACACAAATAATACTATTCATTTTCATAATAAAAATATAAAAAATAAATATCATTTTTTTTCAGTTATTAACTTAAAATAAATTCAGTTAATAGCCATAACTTTAAAAACATTGGTACTTTTAATTCATCAGTATTAATTAAATCAATTGAGCTAATTCTTAATGATTGACGATTATTGTATCCCATAATTGGAATAATAATCATAAAATAAATTAAATAAAATTTGTAAAAGATATTCATCGAATAATATTTATTTAATTAAATAAATCATTTTTTTATAATAATGCTTTAAACTGTAATTCTAATGGCAAATTTTCTTTAAGTTGTTTATTAATTCTAAATTTATCTTTTTTTGTTATATTAATCCAAATATAATATAACAATTCTATAAAACGTATTAATAGTACATTATGATATTCATAACTATTTGAATATTTTATTAATAATAGTTTACAATCTGTTTTTAAAATATTATCTTTTATAATTTCATCAATTAATTCTTTCTTATTTATTTTTATTTGTTTATTGGTAATTGTCATTACTTTATTAATTAAATCAATATCATATTCATTATTAATTATATTATATAAAAATTTATATACACTTCTCTTATCCATTTTATTTAAGAATCTAGTAATTTGAGGAGAATTATATGTAATATAATTATGTTTATAAATAAATACTAATAAATTTCTACATAAAATGATATTATTAGTAATATATGTTAATTTATTATTATTAATGTAAAATTCTTCTAATTTATATAAATTTTGTATATTTGAAGAAATATTATCAATATTGTTATTTGATAAATATAATATTTCCAAATTTGTTAAAAAACATATTTCATTTGGAAATATAGAAAAATTATTTGAATGTAGAAATAAATCTTTTAAATTTGACAAATTTTTAAATTCAATATGTAATTCATTTAGTTTATTATTTGACAATACTAATGTTTCTAAATTATTTAATAGTCCAATATTACTTCCAATAATACTAATATTATTATTACTTAAATTTAAAATTTTTAAAGTTTTTAAATTAAGGTTTTCTGGAAAACTTGTAAATAAATTATGAGACAAATTTAATATTTCTAATTTACTTAACTTATTAATTTCATTTGGTAAATTTAAAATAGGATTATATGTAAAATGTAATTCTACTAAATTTATGAGATTACTTATTTTTTCTGAAATATAAGTAATATTTTGATATTTATCTAAAATAACTTTTTCCAACTGAGATGATTCATATACATCATCTGAAAAAGTTGAATAACGTAGCATATTTATTTTTTAAATTAATGAATTCATTTTTTAATTATCGATAATAAGGTGGTCTAAATTGTTGCATTAAATATTGTACTGGTTGAGGTATCATTTGTATTATAGGTTGTATTATATAATGAACTGGTATTGGTTGTGGAATTAAAATTGGTTGATAATAAATATGTGAACGTATACGTGTTGTCGTAGTAGTAGGAATTGGTGTAGAAGAAGGTAATGGTTGAGATGGTTGAGATGGTGGTTCTGGGATTTCAATAGTTGGTTTTATATAAGATGGTTCATCTTCAATTGGTGATTGGTGTTTTTTTAAATTATTTATAGCTTCAAAAATAACATCATTTATTTCTTGTTCTTTTGTTTGATTTTCAATTGGTGCTTCTTGTAATGATGGAACAACTAATGGAGTATCAACACTAGCTTCAACAGACGGAGATGAAGTACTTGTTGCAGTATCAATATAATTATTCTTTGGTTCTATATCATTTGGCTTAACAACTGGTATATTTTTTGAAATATCAACAGACTTATCATTTATAATATTTATATTTGCGTCAGATAATGCTTTTATTAAAGAATTTATAGAAATATTAACATGTGCTTCAACTAGTGCTTTAATTAAAGTATCAACTGGAACATTTATTTTTGGTTCATCAACAGTTTTATATTCAACTGGTGCAGGTGTATTATTCATTTATGATAATATATTCTACAAGTATATAAGATTATTTATTTAAGCATAATAAACAAGCCGAATATGCTTGTTAAAAATCCTAATATTTCTTTTAAAGATATTTTTTTATTATACACTAATAATGATAAAACAATCGTTATTATTGGATATAAACTAGTAATTATTGTAAATAATGCTATTTTTTTAGTTTTTTTAATTGCTATATGAAATAATAATTGACTTATAAAAACAATAAAGAATATATATAAAGTAAAATAAAATACTATTAAACCATTAATATTATTTAATTCATTAATTAAATTAAAATTTTTTTTAAAAAAAATTGCATATATTAATGAAAAAATTAATAGTAATATAGAACATAAAATTAAATATATATCAAATGAAATATTATTATTAATTATAATTAATTTATAAGCAATTGGTGATAATCCATATATTATTGCTAACAATATAGCTATTAAAATAATATCCAGTTCATAATTATCCATATTTTAAATACTATAATTATAATATGTAAAAAAATGTTTTATAAAATAAAATAATGAATAACATATATGATACTATAATTGTTGGTGCTGGTCCAGCAGGATTAACATTCGCAACATTAGCTGATGAAAATGAGAAGATATTAATTATTGATAAAGATAATGTAATAGGAGGTTGTCATAAAGTAAATAGACAAATATTTGAAAATGAAAAATATTTTTGCGAACATGGACCGCGAATATATTTTAATAATTATTTAAATTTTAGACAAATTTTAAAAAAGATGAATTTAGACTTTTATAAAATATTTAAACCATATAATTTATCTTTATCTGAAATTTTATTAAAAGAAATATCTTATTTTAATTTTAATGAAATATTAATATTAACACGTGATTATTTTAAATTATTATTTGATCCTACTTATGGCATAAATATGTCAATGTATGAATATTTAACAAATAATAAATTTAGTAATAAAGCAATTGACTATGTTGATAGAAGATGCAGAATGATAGATGGAGGAGATAATAAAAAGATATCATTTCACACATTTTTTAATATTATAAATGAATGTATGTTATATAAAATATATCAACCAAGTAAACCAAATGATGAAGGATTATTTAAATATTGGTATAATTATTTAAAAAATAGAAAAATAAATTTTAAATTAAATACAGGAATAGATAAAATAATAGAAGATGGACCATTAATAAAAATAAAAACTTATAATGATGAAATTTTTCAAACAAAAAAATTAATTCTTGCATTGCCTCCATCAAATTTAATAAATATTTTAAAAGATTCTCCTGAAACTATTAAAAATTCATTTGGTAATTTTGATATATTAAAAAAATACGCATCTAATACTGAATATGCTGAATATATTTCTATTACATTTCATTGGAGTTTTAAAATTGACATAGACTCTAAAATATATGGAATGCATACAAATACTGATTGGGGAATTGGTGCGATTGTTTTAAGTGATTATATAAATTTTAAAGAAAGAAATTCAAAAACAGTTATTAGTTGTAGTGTAACAATAACTGATAAAAAAAGTAAAAATATAAATAAAACAGCAAATGAATGTAATGATAAAAAAGAAATATTTGATGAAGTTTATAGACAATTAAAAGAAATATATGTTAATTTACCATATCCTACATTATTATTTATAAATAATAAATATGTAAATGGCAAATGGATTTCAAACGAAGAAGCATTTATAAAAACACCAAATAATGGATATTTAAATTTTTCAAATAATAAAAATATATATTCATTAGGAACTCATAATGGCAAAGGAGTAGTTCATTTTACATCACTCGAATCTGCCGTAACAAATGCAGTACAATTATCTAATCTGATTTATAATACAAATTATAATATAAAAAAACCATATAATATGAAAGAACTAATAATTATAATATTTGTTTTATTATTTATTGCAATTTTATTTATAATTAAATATTATATATAATGATGTCTGAAAAAGATGATGATTTATGTATTATCATTGATGACAATACACGACCAACATCAAAAATAAATATCAAAGGTGATATTGTTAAAATGACAACAACTGGAACTCCATCAACGCCTATAAGCGCATATAGTTATCCAACAAATAAAGTAATAACTTTATATGAAGATAAAGATAGAAAAAATGGAGAATCACAAACAGATGATGATAGAATATCAAATGATATATTTAATGAAATTATTAATAAAAAAGATAAATTACTATTAGGTATTAAAGAAAATAAGAAAAAAATAAATACATCTTTATATATAATATCAGCCAAATATGATTTAATATATTTTAGATATAATCGAATATCATTATTAATATTAATTATATCAACTATTATGACATTTATACAAGCAGTTAGTTTAACATTAGTTAATTATGAAAATAATTCAGGTAAATTAAGTAGTTATATTTCAAAAGAAACAATTACATTATCAGTTGATTTATTTTTATTATTTTTAGGAACATTATTGACAATATTAAGTTCAATTGTAAAATTTAGAAATTATCGCGAAAACATGGAAAAACTTAAAAATATTCATGATATATTATTTAATTATAAAATTATGTATAATAAACAAAAAGATTTAATTGATTATTTTATTCTATCTAATAATTTAACATCCGAAGTTTTTGATAAATTAGTTGAAAATATAGAAAATATTAATAGAGAAATTAAAGATATTAATATTTTTGAAAATATACGAATTAAAGATATTGTAAAATTTAATGGTATTAAAGTAGACCATGATATTTCATTACAAAAATTAATTAATAAAAGAGAATTAGAATTTTTAAAATTAACAATTGACTCAACAAAAAATAGACATAAATATGATAAAGATAAAATACAGTTAGATGATTAAAAACCCGTTAATTTTCTTCCTAAATCATTAATTATTGGTTTTGGTAATTGAGTAATTTTATAAATTGGACCGCCATATGTTTGTGGTAATTTTGGAAATAATTTTACTTTATTAGCCCAATGAGATGTCATTCTCATTTCCTCAAATGCTTTTTGTTTTTTGAGTAATTCCTTTACACTGGTTTTATTTCTTGGTTGATAACATAAATATACAATATTTCTAAAATTTGGTATTTTTCTTGTTTTTAATGCTTCTAATCCACAATGAATAGTTCTACTGTCCCATAATACAAGCGAACCTTTGGGACATTTAATTCTTATCGGAATACATTGTTTTTCATTTATATAAAAATTTAATTCTTCTTCTCCTAATTTATACCAATTATCTTTTTTATTTATTTTAAATTTTTCTTGACATTCTTTATGGTAATTATTACTTCCTTCTAACACTGATAATGTAGCATCTCCTTCATTTACATCAAAACCAGTAATATAACTTTGAATACATTTAAAACTAGAATCGCTATAACTTTGATCCGTGTGAAACCAATTACGACCTCTAAACCATCCTTGTTTTGTTGATTCTGGTGGTAAATGATATGAAACAGCGTCATAACTTACTAATAAATTTTCTATATTACAATCCCAAATTTTTGCAAATATATCAACTACTTTAATATTTTGTCTAATATTCCAAATATATTGCGAATGTCCTATACACCAATTTTGAATCAACATTGAATGTTTTGGATATAATTTTGTCATTTCTCTCCATGTATTAGGATTATCGCGATTTATTGGTGTTTCAAAATTACGTGTAAGAAATTCTAATGTATCCCACATTCCATTATTCATTTCATTACATTCTTCTTCATTTAAAACAGAAGGAATAATTGCAACACCATATTTATTTAATACCTCTAATACATTTTCATTTGAAGCAATATATTTATCAAATTCATACATAATAAAAATAGTTATAGTAAAAAATATTCATTTTTTTATAAAAAAATAATTTTAGATTAATTACTTAGTTAGAATAAGCTAAGCCACCCATACCAGATAATATACGTAGAACGTTATAATTAACAGTGAATATTAATATATTTCCAGATACACTTGACGCAACAGATAATACAGCGGTATCTATACGAGACATATTTAATGAACCAGATGGTTGATGTTCTTCTGGTTTAATAGCGAAAGAGTAAACATTAATGCCATTTGAGAAAAGATTTGGAGTATGTTCGTGATGTTGATAAGGTTGAACGGTATTGAAATAAGTTCCAACACGTTCAGTGAAACGATCATTGCCATTTAATTGTATTTTAGCAAGAGTTACAGGATTTTTTGATAAAACATATTGATTATCAGTAGCACGATCAGTAAAGTTATTCCAATATGGTTTAGATACAACTACTTGTCCTGTTGCGGCAGTAGGTGTTATTACCCATATTAATTCTTTGCACGGATGATTAAAGTTCATTCGGATACTCTTCATGGTAGAAGTATTACCATATGAACCTGAAATAGTATCAGCACCAGTAAATTGAAGTTGTTCTATTAAATATTCATGAGATAATTGAGCGAAACGACGACGTTCATCAGTATCTAAGAATATGTAATCAACCCATAGAGAACCATAAGTTAATTGTAGATTAGTAACACTTCCAGCTAGTGCTGAATTCATGGTTTTAACTATTTCAGTTATAGCAGTTCCACCACTATCTTTTAATGATCCAGCGCGATCAGAATAATTAGCACCAGTATCAACCATATTGGAAGCTGTCTCGAATTCAATATTGATTTTGACTTCATGATATTGAAGAGCAATTAATGGAAGAGCAAGACCAACATTGCGACAGAACCAGAATTCAAGAGGAACATATAATGAATAGGATTGTTTGGCATCTAGTATAATAGAACGATTATATTTATCACCACCAACCATTAATTTATATCCATCGCGTTTTCCTACTGGTAATGAAAGTTCGTTCCATATATATAACCATTCAGAATAATGCTTATCAATACGTTGACCTCCGATTTCAAGTTCAATAGTTTTTAATAATTTTAATCCAAAAAATGGAACTAATGCAAGAGAATTATTATCATCACCAGTAGAAGCAGTTGCATTGTTATTTTTTATTATTCCGTAGAAATAAATACGATTAATTAAATCACCATTACGAGTTACTTGGCAAGTAACTCGAGAACCAAAATTTACAGAACCATTGAAAGTTTGTTCTATTGCTTCAAGAGCAAAATTTGTGTGGCGACGATATGCCACTTTGAAAAAAGTTATTTGAGGATTGCCAGTTAAATAAACATCCTGAGCACCATAAGCAACAAGTTGAAGAAGACCACCACCCATTTATGCTATATTCTTTATACTATAATAGGAGAAAAAAAATGTATAATGTTAAATTTAATTAGAATACGCTAATCCTCCCATACCTGAAAGAATACGGAGAACATTATAATTAACGGCATATACATATAAATTAGATTTAGTTGCATCATAACTAGTTACACCAGTTGCTTCTTCAAAAGTTAAATTTAATACAGCAGTATCTATACGAGACATATTTAATGAACCAGATGGTTGATGTTCTTCTGGTTTTAATGAGAAAGAATAAACATTAATACCCGCATTAGAAGGTATGTTTTCATGATGTTGATATGGTTGAATTAAATTGAAATAACGACCTGGGCGGTCATAGAAACGATCATTTCCATTTAATACTAATTTAGCAGTTTTAACAGGATTTGATGGAGTAGTGTTATTTGAAGAGAAATCGTAATTAGTTTGTGCTAATTTACTTCTTAGAGAAGTATAAGTTTCAGTGCCAGTCCAATCAGCATCAGCTTTTGTAGTGTAATTAAACCAGTTATTAGAAGTATTATTAGATACAAAGAAAACTAATTCTTTGCAAGGATGATTGAAACTTAATTTTGGTTTTATTGAAATTCCAGTAATAGCTTCTTGACCTGTGAATTGTAATTGTTCTATTAAATACTCGTGTGATAGTTGAGCGAAACGACGGCGTTCATCAGTATCTAAATAAATGTAATCAACCCATAGTGAAGCGGAGAATGATGGATTAAGTGAAGCTTGGCTGTAATTTTCCACGCAATTAGCAAGGGTTTCAAAATTTATGTTAATTTTAACTTCATGATATTGAAGAGCAATTAATGGAAGAGCTAAGCCAACATTGCGACAGAACCAAAATTCAAGAGGTATATATAAAGTTTTATTGATATTCTTGTATCCATAAGCACCAATCATTTCATTATATCCATGGCGTTTTGAGATTGGTAGAGAAAGTTCATTCCATACATATAACCAATGAGAATAATGGCGATCTATACGTTGACCTCCAATTTCTACTTCAACGTAATTTAATAAACGAAGACCAAAATTTCTGTAATATTTTGGTCCATTATCAGTGGTATCAGATAAATTAACTTGTAAATAAACACGATGTATTAAATCGCCATTACGAGAAATTTGGCAAGTAACGCGAGAACCATAAGTTGGATTACCATTAAAAGTTTGTTCTATTGCTTCAAGAGCAAAATTTGTGTGGCGACGATATGCCACTTTGAAAAAAGTTATTTGAGGATTGCCAGTTAAATAAACATCCTGAGCACCATAAGCAACAAGTTGAAGAAGAC